TTGGTCTATTTGTATTCCTATCTTTTGTACTCCTATATTTATAGTATTAGAAGCACCATCTATTTGAATAGGAGTTTTCCAACTACCTCCAACATTATTGGTATAAAATAATGTTCTATAAGCAGTACCCATATTGGTTACATCATCAACATAAATAACGTGCCATTTACCTGCACTATCTACAGCTATATCATAATCAAGAGAAGAAGGTAAAGAATTATAAGTTGCAACAGTTTCATTGGATGCAGAACCATTTTCTAGAATTTTATATAATTCAAGAGTGGTGGTCATACCACTTACAAATTCTATAAGAAACCCTATTTGAGTAGAAGATAAAGTGATTAAATTTGTAACATTTAAAGTTGTATATAAGTCAGAGAATGAGGTTGGGGAAATTCCATTGCCTACTAAAATTCTTCTAAAATGACCAATACTATCTCTCCAAGATGTAACCACAGGAATTCCTGTAGCAAATCTTAAAGGATTTTTAGCCACCCTTAATTCAGCTGCTGCTCCAAACGAAGAAACTAATACACTCATAGTTTATTTAATTATTACACTACTACCGTTTATTGTAGAAAATTCAGTATTTACATTCCAATTAAAACTATCAACCCACTTAATTAAGTCTTTACTATTATAGAAATTAGGATTCTCATTTTCATTAATAATATGAAATTGATTCATAGATATTCTATTTAATTGAATAGTTAAGTCAGTTAGTTCTTTATCAGAAAAACAACACAACACATTCATAGAAACAACCAAGTCAAATTCTTTATCTTTATAATCTTGTAGTTTATTTCTAACATCTGCTAATTCAAGATACGAACTAATATCAGGATTAGCTTTACTTAAAGCATAAGTGGAAACATCTACGCCAAAAGCTTTTACTCCCAAAAACCTTAAATCTTCTACTAAAAACCCTTTAGCACATCCTATGTCCAACACTTTCTTTCCCTCTAAACTAAATCTACCAACCAAATCTTTAGCTATATCTAAAAAGTTATTAGATTCATTTCTATACCATCTTTCATAAGTATCATAACCAGCGTTATGTTTCATGCTTTGATATTTACCATCAAAGTATGAAGCGTTATACTCATTTGGTTTTAGTAATGGCATAACTGTATTTTAAAATTATTAATTATCATAAGGTTTCCCATTAGGACGCAAATGTGTGTCTCTATATCTCTTTCTGCTTTGTTTTATTATTCTATAATACCTAGATTATTCTTTATTTCGAATTGAAGCAATCTCACTTTTCTCTTTAGATTTTCACAAAGATCTTTCTTTTCTTGTACTTCTTTGCTAATCTCTAAAAATTCTTCACTAATATTAAAATCCAGTCTTTCTGGTAATTTAGGAGTTTTAGTGAACAGTAAAATCACTACCAATAAAATAATATAACTAATTAGAGTTTTCATCCGTAATTGATTTTAATTTTTCTGTATCAAATAATAGACGTCTTATTTCTTTCTCATTTTCTTTAAGATAGTTAAAAAACATCGCATTACATTCATCCAGCCTTTTTTCATAAAAACTATTAACAATATTAAGTCTATTGTTATAGTCAGTATTAAGGTTATTAATTTCATTTTTGAGGTCTTTTTTTGTATTTTGATCTGCCATTATGATAACTACCAGAAAAACAATTACAAAACCCAAAAGAATGTTATACCGTGTTCTTAAATCGGATTTCGCCCAAGTTTGTATGTTATCAAAAATTCTACTCAAAATATTGATTAATATTATAATCCCTCTAATTTGCCACTATTGTCAGAGCGTGGCCTTCTTTTTAATCGGTCGTCATTATAACGCCTGCACTATTTTTAAAAAGTCCATAGACACCATTGGCTTTTGCATCTGCTTTCGTTTCAAATATTGGAAGCCCGTTGAGGTTTAACCAATTGTTGTTACCGATTATTTTTTTATAGCTTCCCTCATCAGATGCAATCTCAAAATTTGAACTGTTTGGGTTTGCGTCTAAAAACAATCTCGTACCACGCCCTGTATTGGCATTTGACACCGTTGCGAGCCAATCTCTATCACTTGTTTCTTCAAAAAATCTGTAATTTCCAATCTCCGATCTGTTGCTTTCGCGCCGCATGTAATAATAATTCGTAAAGTACATATAGGCATTGTTGTCAAATGTTACCTCTGCAAAGTTCTTGAACATCAATTTATTTCCTGCCCCATCTATGATTATATCAGCGGTTGCCGTTCCGCCGTTAAAGAAGTTTGATGGCTTGCCTTTAATATTTGCCGTTAAAAACGATGCGTTTGAATCCATTGTGTCATTGGTGCATGACACTATTATAACCATTAATATTAAAATTGTTGTTTTCATCTTTATTGTTTTTAAGTTATTCATTTATTTGTTAATTTTATAAAGGTGTCATAGTTTCCCTTTCATATCTGGTTAAATTTCCTGACATATTGTATAAATCGGCATCTACATAATTGAGGCTCATATCCACATAATAAGTCAAAGGCAATCTGTTTATTTTGTAAGCAAAATCAAATTCACTTCTTAATAGGGTCATTGGATAACCAGCCCAACCATTATTGAACAATAATTCAACTTCAAACGACGTTAATTGCCTTGAAATTTTGTGAAGATTATCAAAATGACCGCTAAAATATTTAGTATCATTAATATCTTTCCCAATCAATAAATCTGTTGTGTTTATGGTTGTTCCTGTTAATGTGCCGACACTATTATCTATCATTGACACGCTCGACGAAAGTGTTTTTGAATCCTTGTCACCCAAATCAATTGTTACAACATTTGAACTTGTCTTGTTTACATTAAAAAATGTCCATTTGTTTAATGGAAGTTCTGTTACGGTGTTGTAATCAACACTATTTCCTGAATCATCAAAAATCTGAAATTGTAAAGTTGGCCCAGTTGTTCCAGATTTTAATTTAATGTACCAGCCCTGACTATCGACTGTTTCTATGGCCGCAATAAACACTTGTGTTGCATTTGCGGTTGGATAAATCCAACCATGAACACTTTCATTATTCGACTTATCCATTGTTTGCGCTGAGTGAAATAGGGCTTGAGCATATTGGTCAGTGCCATTGTAGAGCTGTGTGCATTTTGGAATCCATCCAAAAACAGTTCTCTCAACATTCACAATAGTATTTTGAATCGAATTGGAGAACATCAGATTGGAAGGCAAATCCTTGACTGATTTTATAATTGTCAACCTTACAAAATCACCAGTCGACAATGAAAAAGGTAAGGTTTCTGTGGCAAAACCACTTCCCGTATCAATGTCTAAAACATAACTTTCTACGTTATTATTTTCAGCAACTTTATTATAGTTTCCAGAGGCATTATCTTGGACTTCATAAAGATAGACTTCAGTATCATAATTTGTTGTTTTGTCATCAAATGTAGCTCCATTGTAACTGAAGTTTATAGCCTTGTTCTTCAACCCTCTTTTACTATTGGAAAGTATTACCCTAGACTCCACCCATTGTGTGTCTCGTTCTATGTCTATCATGAAGGTGTCTCCTATTTTAAGGTTGAAAGGTAAAACTACTGGAAGGTCATTAATATAATATAGTATCTCCGAAGTGTTAATTTCATCTACGGTATCATAATATCCTTCTGTTTTTTCGTTTACTGTTATATACTCCTCGTTTCCGTCTTGTGTCTGGATGACCAAATCAATGACGTTGACCGATTCTACATAAGGCCTGTGGTATCTTATTAAGCTCATGGCAGTATTGAATTTCCATCGTTTTCAAATTCGTATATTTTCTCTATTTCTGAAATTGTAAAAAGCCTGTCTTTCCAAACATGAAACTCGTCAAAATCTCCATTAAATACTCCCGTCCCATCATGTCTCCTACCTATATAGATATCGGTTGCTTTGTTGGACATACCAGTATATGTACCAGTCAAAGATTTTGTGTCCGATACATCTACTGCGTTTCTATAAATAAACAACCCATCCTTGTTGCCAGAGCCTGTGTATAGGAATGCAAAATGGTATGCAACCCCAGACGACAACCCTGATAGGCTTGTTGTTACCTGAATAAAATTACTAGGAGCGGTGTAAAGTATCATTTGTAAAGTATTACCGTTTCGATTGAATATATATTCGAAATTTGTTCCCGAATCCCGCTTTTCCATGAAATATACAAGTCCCGTGAAGCTATCAAATGTAATCCATGAAGTAACAAGAAAAGGAACGTCGCTCCCATCTGTAAAACTAAAATCATTGGAATCAGGCACAACTATACCTCCTGTTGCACCATTAAAAGAGGCTTGATTTCCTACTTTTCCTAATACAAATGTGATATCTGTGTCAACACCATCATTATTTCCAGTATAATCCGAAACGTCAGATTCAAAAGCGTAAGAGGCAACCAGATTAATTGTCAATATTTCCTCCATTACCCTATCTGTTATCATTATTGAAATGTCGCTGCCGTTATACATTATAGAAGCCAACCCGTCGCCTGTTCCGTTATAATCATTCACATCGATTGAAACATCTTTTGTCTTACATAAAAATAATGGAATGTAACCATTAAAATAAGCTGTTAGAACAGTTCCCGCTACAGCACCAGCAGGGTCAAGAATGATATTGCCAGAAGTTAGAGGTGTAACTCTGTTGTAAAATGCATCTCCTGTAAAAACAAAAGTGGTTCCTGTTTTGTCTGTTGTTGATGACCCGCCGCTAGGTCTAGGCTCCCATGTATAATCTGCTTCCGTTCCTACGGTCGTGCCCAAATATTTGGCCCAAACTATTCCGCTTGTAATTCCCGTAAACCCTGAACCGTCAGTTACCTCATAGACGTAATTTAGAATCTGTGAACCTTGACCTGCAATGAGAGCAGCTAAATCTGTGTAGGTTGTAGGTATTGGTGCTGTTCCACTTCCTGCCAAAGCCGTTCCATCAGCCCTTAAATAACCTGTACACCTAAAATCACCAGCAGCATATTCCAAAAATTCAGCTTCGTCCCCTGCCTGTGTAACAATGTTTGCGCCTGTTGGCAAAATCAAATCTGTTGCGTGGTGTGTAAGTGTTAATACATCATCAAAACGCAGCTTAATGACCGTTCCAACTTTGCCAGTGGTGTTTATAGAGGTTATCGTTGTGGTCCCTGTAACGTTAAAAGAATTGCCATCTTGGAGTATGGGCAAAGCACCTGCACTTGCCACATCTGCTCCTTTTGACAATTGGAGCATGAAACTATTGGTGTCGTAAACACCTCCTGATTGTGGTGTCAGGTCTTCTACAACGTTTTGAAGACCACTTCCATCAACTGTTGTACTTATCAATCTCCATCTAGTTGTAACTCCATCATATCTCATGAATAATGATTCATCTGAAGCTAGTGTAACACCAAATTGGAATCTATTAGCTGCTGTTGAAGAAGCATTTTCTTCTGAAAATACTAAATTATTACTTCCAATATTATGAATAATCATACACCTTCCATCCGTTCCACCAGCTAATCCAGTAAGTGTTCTAGAAGCATCTGTGTCCAATCTTAATACAGCAGCATCAATTAATTCACTTGGATTATAATTGTTTTGATCTGCTGTTATTTGAGCAGGTGTGAGGTCATTTGTATAAAAGAAAGCATCCCCCATCCAGCTTCCATCATTATCAATATTATTTCGTATTCTAAAAGCACCAGAAGAAGAACCTCTTAAAAAACCACCAGTAACACCTGAAATATATAAATCATTATCTGCTATTAATGTATAGTCACTTGCACTTCCATAAACCTCTAGACCATAACTATGTCTATTAGCAGCAATTCCCCTTCTAACAGTATTATTTGTAATCTTTCCACCGTGTAGATTTAAAGCTAAAATACCTGAATAAGTGTTATCTAAGGATGTTCCACAGTCAGAAACATTATTTCCATGTATGGAACACCCTCCACTATCTTCCAACCAAATACCTTCCTCACCACAATTTACAACAACATTATTTGCAATAGTAGTATGTTGTACAAAAGCTGAAAATATACCATTTTGAAAAGAACCCTCAATATAATTGTTTATGATTACAAGGTCCGTACTTGATGCTTCACCATTCGCTGATATTCCATCTATTGTGTTTGTATATCTACAATGATTTCCGTCAACAACAACCCTTCTAGGATAGTCAAATTGCATATGATATTCACTCTGTCCAGTAAATTGATTACCTATAATATGAATATCTTGTGCATAAGATATAAATATAGCTGCTAAACTACCATGAAACTGGTTTCCTTTTATAAGGACATGTGAAGTTCTTAATTCTCCAGAAGTTCTTGTAAGGGTAATAGCATCTTGATTACAATTTAAAAACTCACATCCAGTAATTATACAGTTATGACAATCTATTAATTTTATAGATGTACTTTCAAAATCATTAAAATAAACATTTTCAAATTTAATACCAGGCACTCCAGTTATCCAAGTGCCAGATCCAACATTTGTAAGATGAAACCCAAAAGCGGTTGTAGTACCTTGAATTTGTAAATCCTTTATTATTATATTACTACCACCTGAATTTAAAAACATGGTATTAGTAGTAATTTGAGCAGGCTCATAAGTACCTGTCATTGTAGTTGAGGTAACTATAGTTTGTTTACCAGATCCTTGTAAAGTTTTATTTGAAGGAATATCAATAGTTGTTGCTATATCAAAAGTACCTTCTGTCAATTGTACATTTCCTAAAGTAAGGGCCGCTTCTATTTCAACCTCGTCATTTGTTCCATCACAAATATAATCTGCTCTGTTCTTAATGGTAGTTGGAGCATCTGAAGCGGCAACAGTAAAAAATGCATTAGCAACAAGTCCGCCTTTAGAATAAAGTTCTGTAAAATTCTCATTAATAGCTTGTCCGCCCTGACGGAGCTTAGTTCCTGTTCCATCATTAGGTGTCGTTCCTAAATCTAAAATTTGTTGCATATTTTCATTTTTAATTTATTAATTAATCAAAACACTAAAACCCCAACTTTCGTTGAGGTCAATTTATTTTCGTTTTAAGCTGAATTAGTCTTCGTTAACGTCTAATGCGCCTATTGCGAATTCTGGAGTGATACCGTTACTGACAGCTAAATCGGAAGTCAATTGGCCCCAATATAACCTATGAGAGTCTGTGCCGGTTGAATTATCCTTCCAAATGGCAAAATAACGGAGATTTTCAGATCCAGCAGTACAAGCACCAAAAGTGATGGCGGCAGTATTGGATGCATTGTTTCCAGCAATGGTCCAACCACCAGCAGTTCTTGCCACAGCAACACCACCGGCAACATAACCGGTATAAGCGGCCTCTGTTCCGATTGTGGAATCATTGACAACAACAGCATCCGTATAGAGCCTGATATAAAAGTTTCCAGCAGAACCAGATCCTTGAATCCCTGTGGCATCACCAATATTGGCAATATTGGAATTATTGAACAATAGTGTTAACAAGTCGGTTTCGAAAGCATTTCCTTTACTCATGATAATAGATTTAGAGAGTTATATACTCAAAGTTAATATTAATTTTTTAAAACGATAATAATTTGAGGATTGCTTATTGGTGAGTCTGGGTTTACCATTAATGTGGCACCATATTTTTTTAATATGATATCTATCTCTTGCTTGCATTTTCTTCTTGCAAGGTTTTCTGCCAACAATCTTTGTATAGCAAATTGATCCTCTTGTAGCAATTCGTTGTTTTCAACAGGAGCTACATTTTCTTTTTCTTCTACTGTTTTTTGTTTGTCCATGTTTTTAAAATTTATATAAATATAATAAAATTATACTGATACAAGGTCTCCTTGAATTGTTGCCATACCATTGGACTCTCCAGATATTGGAGAGGTAATAACTCCTGAAAGCATTCCTAAAACTGTTGCTGTTCCATTGGCGCCATTTCCACCCCCAGTTCCAATTAACATATGTGTTGCCATTGTAACATTTGATATACCATTGGAAACCCCAAACATTGCGTTCATTGCAAATTGATATGTAAGTGTTCCCGATACATTTCCAACTCCAGTAATGGAACTTCTTATCTTTGGAACAAACTGTTCTTCAGATACTATGGAATTAAGATTTTGGTTTAAAAAATACATATTATGTGTTTACGGTCATTGATGATGTTCCATTTATTGTTCCTTGTAATAATCCAATAATATTTGTTGTAAATTGAATTTCGTTACTGAATTCAGAAAGATTATAATAATAATCAAAAGTTTTCAATTTCACAATATAGGTGGTTCCTTGCTGAAGTCCTGTTATGATGTGTCCAGATCCCAAAGCTTCAGAATGTGGCATATATTTTTGCCAACGATCATAACCTGTGGTATTGATATCATGAATCCAAATTTCATATCCTTCTATTGAATTTACATTTACTGAAGGAATACTAAATACAAGTTCTGCCGTTGTGGTTCCCTGATTCACGGCCAAATCATTGACAGGATTTGGAACAAGCATATTTTCAACCCAACGGATTTCACATCCTCGATTTCTCCAATAGGTAACATGTTTGTTTTCATTTCCCTGATTGTAATAGCTCATTTCTTTTGAAAGATAAAATATACAAGCAGGATTTACATTTGTAAATATGTATGATTCATGATTGGCATTTAATGTCTTTATACGTGGAAAAACAACCCTTCTAATTAAAGTTTGATTAACGAAATTCCTTCTTGCTTGGAGCTGTAATGTCAATCGTGTTAGTTTTGGAGCATAGAGAATATCAAGCTTATTTGTTACAGACGCTGAATTCCATATATAATTTTGATTATTTCCTTCTCCTGTCCAATAAGGTAAATAAAGATAGCCTCTTGTCTGTACATTATTTAATGTAACATAGCCACTTGGTCCTTGCCAAAGTTTTGTTCTTGGAATCCAAAAACGATAAATTTTAGTATTTCTAAAAACACCTTGATTACTGTTTATTGAACATTTTTCTCCTTCATCATAGTAATAGGTTACTTCAGTTCCAGCAAAAGCATTGAGTGCTGCAATGCCATAGTCATGACGCTTATAAAATGAAACTTCATTATCTGGACCATCAGACCTATATCTTTTCAGTGAAATTGCGGTAACTCCCAATTGTCCAGTAATACCAGAGGTTGAGGTAGGATAATTTAACCCAAGTCCACCAATAAAAGTATTTGGTTTTGGAAACGCTTTTCGTTTCAATATTCGTCCTATTGCTCCCATATTATTTTAATCCAGGTGGCTTTGGTTTAGTTTTTGATTCTTTCATAATTTATTATTCAAGTTCTCCTTTTAACCAATATTCATTTGTGGTTCCTTTTTTTATAAGTGTACAAGCAGATCCAGGTTTTAATATTGTTCCATCAGGAACATTTAAAACAGCATCTAAAAGAACACCTTTCATAAATGTAAAATTGAAACTGCCAACATTTAAAAATTCAACTTCTCCATTTTCCGGAAGTACATTGTCAACCAAACAGTTTCTTGCCGCTGTTGGAAGATTTATCATGATAAGATTTCCTTCATGTAATGATGCCAATGTCAAATTTCCGTTTGTGGTATATTGGATTTGACGATTGACACTTTGAATCTGTTCTGCTGGAGTGAAAAAATATCTAATGATTGTTCCGTCTGGACTCCATACATTCAAATACATGTCTCTATTGGCAATAAATGGAAATCCCTGTTCCAGATTGCCACCACTTACTGTTGGTTGGCTTGGAGCATTTATTCTGCACATTGCTCGTCCACCGGCAATAGTACCGGGATTTATTGAATAGGACGTATAGTTCTTGGTATCTACAATTTGATGGTTATACAGTGTTCCGAGAACATTATTAAGATTTAAAACATTACCTGTTCCAATTCCTGTTGTATTGGTGATGAATTTTGACAAGGCCCATTCTGCCGTAATCGCAATTCGAGTGTCTATAGAACCATCTATTGCTGCAATTGTTGTATATGGAAAATTAAAAATACCATTACGTCTAAAAAGAGCGAGTGTCTTTTTTGTAAGAAGATTATACGGATATGCTAGGCCAGAGGTTCCACCACCAATAACAAACATCGGTTGATCCGCTTGATTGTTCGTATAACTTTGACCTATGTCTTCATTTGAATTTCCAATAAATATTGTTCCAATAGTTCTTCTTTGATCACTATTGAGGTTTATACCAATATATCCACCATTAAATCCCCAACTATAATTTCGAAATCCTGAAAGGAGATTATAACCATTATTGTCACCAATATCTGTTTGGAAAGCTCCAAATATTGCAGTGGCAAATCCACCGCCAACATTTATATATCCTATATTTATTGAATAGGAAGCATCGCTTGTTATTTGATAACCACCAACAAGGGAACCATCGCCACTGTTTATTATTTCATCACCAAATCCAATGGAATAATCGCCCGAAACCCCATGTCCACCTGTTCCACCTTGGCTTAAATCAAAAGACCCAAGACCTATATTGGAATAGTTGGCACGATTTGAATTTTTTCTTACATAACCAATTCCACTGCCTTCATCAAGAGCTATAAAAGGAGAATTCACAATAACTTTTTTAGCTGCGGGATCAAAAGTAACACCTTCAAACAATATTCTGTCGGTCATTTTGAACTGTTCAACCTGACTTTCGTTTTGAACGGAAACACTTGTAATATTGATTGCTGTTGGTCCGCCACCACCATGTTGATAATACATATCATCCAATTGAAGAACGGGAGTATTATCAACATAAAATCGAATTTCATTAAATGTCAATCCGTTAAAAGTAAAACCGGATATTGGAACATTACAAAGCTGCCAAACATTAGGGGTTTCTGAAGAAAATCCTATGCCCTGTGCAGATATTCTATTATAAAAAATGGTATTTGATACTGTTGCTCCATTTGCTATTTGTAAGCCAAACCTTATTTTGTTTATTGGCCATGATGTTTGTGTCAATAACCAAAAATAAAGATTTCCACCACTTACAAAAGGAAGATTTTGAGTTGGAGAATACCAAATATAAGTTTGTAGAATACCAACAGTATCTGGCATAAATACTGATTTTGTTCCGCTTTTTGGATTTGTCAGATAGTCATGGTTCGAACCTGCTGGTTGGGCAACATGATTAAATTCACTTGGATCTCCTAAGTTTTCATCATAAATTTGAACCGTTGTAACCTCTGGAGGAGAAACTTCTCCTGAATTTGTAATTCTATTTGTAACCTCAACTTGGGTCAAGGGGTCTGGAATAGGTTTTACGTAGTTCAATTCAGCATATCCCGTCAATACACCTACAGAATGAACATTATCAATTCCTCCGGACATATCCGTTTTTGCCGTTGTAATATTTGTTGTTACAACGGTAACAACAAAGCCATTTGGAATAATTCCTTTTTCAACAGCTTCAATATAAATTGTTCCGTTTATTGCTCTTGCGTAATAATTTGGAAGTGTTACTTGTGAATTGATAGCGTTTGCTGTTTCAATAGCCAAATCTGCAAGTGTTGTTGCATAAAGAACTGGTGCCGGCAACAGTTCAACACCATTTACAGAAATGGAATCAATGGATCCTGATACACCACCGGTAAGTTGAACAGACCCAATAGCTTTTGTATCAGAATTAATTACAAATACATCATATCTTGAATTTAGCAATGGCGCATCGGAAAGGGTTACTAGTCCTTCAACATAGTTTTGAAGACCCTCATATGGTACATTGTCAATTATAAAGGCCCTTCCCCAAATACGAAAATCAAAATTGATTATATGTTCTACACCGGCCCCATTTTGACCAATGATTGCGTTTCCTTGATAAACATCTTCCAATGTGGCAAGACGTTTTAAAATAAGCCCTGTTTCTGTTTCGTTGACAGTTGAAGACCATCCTGTTTTTCCCTGATAACTTATATCGTCAGTATCATCAAGACCCAACCATGTATTGCTAAATTCTTGATTGTCATTTTGACCATAAACAAGTCTTACATTATCAAGCCTGAACAATGACAATTCGGTATCTTCATAACTACTTATGGTAAACCTTATTTCATTAAATGGAAGTTTTGGAGATCTTATAATTTGTCCATTTATAAATTCAAATCTGGTTTTGCTTATAAAACGCCTTCCATTGGCCACAACACTTTGATAGGCCGGATCTATTCCTATATAAGTAAATCGTCCTGGCCTAATTACAAGCTCTCTTGTTTGACGAACACCATCACTCCATAAACTAATTGTAATTTTTGCCGATTCTGTTGGAGTTTGTAAATCAAATGAAATTCCAGAAAAATTAAGGAATGGATGATAATTATCATCTATCATTGAAATGATTTTTCCATTTGGAACATTAATACCTTCAATATGTGTAATATCTTTACTTGGAAGATTTGTTGAGTTTAAGGTTATGGTTCCGCCTCCATTATCACTAACAGTCCATTCGTTTGGTTCTCCAAGAAATTCATTATAAACCTGAATATCTGTTATTCCCAAAGGATCTGTTTGTCCATAAACCCAAGCAACAATTTGAAATAATTTTTGGGTGCCTTCATCAATATCTGGAGGAGTGGCCTGTATCCCTTCTTGACCAGTTATAAAACCAATGTTTCCATTGATATCGCCATATATAACATCAAATCTTATATAATCCTGTGTTGTTGGCGGCCCATTTAATATAAGAACAATTGGACTTGCTAAATATGCTGCATTTGCAATAATATATGGATCTCCCCAGCATGACCAATCATAACCCCCAATCCAAATAGCACCATAATCTTCGATTAATGGAAGAGCGGGTTCTGATTCGTTTTCAAGAGGAAAAAAATTAAATGTTTTTCCACTGTAATCTATACTATTGTTTATGGTGTTTGCTGGATATGTAAATCCTGGAACTAAAAGCCCGTTAGGTTCATTTATTGTAGCTTCTTCTCTCCAAACATAGGTAATATCATTTTCAAGACATAAAGCTCTCATACGATCATAATAATAAAACGCTTTATGGTTTGAGGCCCCTAAATCTATAAGCTCTGCCAGTGTTATAAAATAAGTTTTGGCATCTACAGGTCTTTGGGTTGTGGGAAACACACCGGTAAGTAAGTTAATATCTACCATTTTAGTTGAGTATTAATTTATAATAAATATTTCCATGTGAATAAATTTCCTTGGAAATGTAGATTTGGATTCTATTTGCGGCATCATAATATTTGTCAAAAGCAACATCTGTGATATCGGTTTCAAAAACATCTATGATTTGATAATAATCTTCATCAACATTTGTAATGGCAAAACCTATTCTTCCAATAAGTGAATAGGGAACGACAAAACCATTGATAAAAGACTCTACGTTTTCACTATTTTGAAGGTCTAAAAATGCTTGATCAATATTTGGAGCATCTAAAATATCTTTTGAAAGATCTGAATATTGCCAGTAATATACCATATCGTCTGAATTATCGGTTGATGGGTTTAAAATTTCTTTATTTTCTGATTCAGGAAAACAGCAATAACAATCTTCTTCTGAATTATATATAAGAATGTCTCTTTGGCTCATTCTCATTAAGCTTGCTATCTGTTCCCATTCTTTTTTTGTGGAAGGAAAAACATCATCACCAACAGCTTCTCCACAGGCATCATGATATTCTTGTTTTAACTGTCTATAAAAATTATGGTTTCCTTCATTGTTCCACATTTTTGGCTGATACATGAAATATTTTATTCCAGCAACAACGGCCTCAAAATGGTTTTCAGATATTGCCGGATTGCCTTCTCCATCACAAATTAATGCATAATACATAAGATTGAAAGAATCTGCATATCTGCAAAGGAAAAGATAATTGCCTTGATATTTATAATCTTTTGGACACCACCCCTCATAACACATTCCAACTGTTTCAAGAACCACAAGATCTTCAGGAAGTCTTATTTTCCCAAATCCATTTTCATCAATAAAAATAGTGCCTGTATCTAAAGAATATTGAACTCTTTTTAAAATCAATGTGCCGCCAAAACCAATGTCGCGTTCAACTCTATGGATATATCTACGCAATTTTGGATATTGGTTCCTTAAGTTTGTGATACCAATATCGTCCTTGACTATTTCAACAATATTTTGAAAAGGCACTAAATTTGAATACATCTGAACAATGTTTTATTGGTTATGCCCTTCTTCAGTTCCTGTATAAAGATAGGCAATAAATCTTTATCGTGATTTGTTTTAAACAGCCTTTGTATTTTTGGAATATAATTATGTTTTCCAATCATTTTATTGAGCCTTACAAAAAAAAAGAATTTCGGTATTATTCTGTCATACCAAAAAAGCCCGAAAGATTTTTCTATATACATTTTGTTCTTTAAATGAAAACGTGGTGGATACGTAACAATTTTCATTTTTCCACCAAGAGGAAAATACATTGGAGATTTTGACATGAAAAGCTCATAAAAATATACTCTCAAATATGCACGAATTATTTTTTTGAATATTTTTAGAGGAACTGTCTTTTTTTTTGAAGGTGTTTTTTTAATAAAAAGATTATAGAAATAATCGATATTTAAAACTTCCAGTTTAGAGTTCTTCCCTTGTGTGTTGTTCTGCAATGTTATGTCTAATATCTCCGGTTTCATCAGATCTCATTCTTAAAAATAAATTAAATTCTCTTGCGTTTACAGAATTGATCAAGCTTTCGATAAGTTCATCCGACAATGGATATGGAGACAAAGTAAAATCATAACCTGTTTCATTGTCAGGATTTACCAATACGGCATTTCCTGTAAGGGTAACTGAATTTTGTGTTTTTTCGGATTTTAATTTCCTTACCGTAATGTTCAACATAGAATTTGTGTGATTGTCAAGAAGTTGATTGCAATCTTGTTCCAAACCAATATTGAGAGTAAGTTTATTGTTGATGAACTTTACTCTTGGCTGAAATTTATTATATCTATCAAATTGAGCATTCGTATATTCTTCAGAATTAAAGACTGATATTACGAATCCATTTTTATCCAGCATTATACCATATCTTCCTTTTTCAAAACGTATGATTTTTGGAAGCGTATTACTGATTAAAACATCGCCAATAGAGGTGAATGATATTGTTCCTAGGCTTTGGAAACATTCGTCCGGAATTTGTTTTCCTTTTTTATAATATTGTTCCAAATGTTTACCCCTATGAATCTTTAAAAAGCTTCGCATCAAACGTTCATTTATAGGGTCATCAGAATTGATTTGTCCTGCCCTAACAATATCCCAAATGGTATAAATCAATTCTAGTTCGGTTGTCATTATTTAAAGACTTTTTGATATGTTTCCTGTAATTGATAACTTGACTGTGTTCTTTCATCAGCAGTCTTGTTAAATAAATTGGTAACAGTTATTTTTAATATTTTTTCTATTGAATCATCTGGTAAATTTACAATCCTTGTTCCTGGCTGGCCAGTGGTTGCAAACGTTGGTTTTTTACAATATGTCAATTTTAATTTTGTTGGAACCGTCGATCCGGAATCAATTTCAAAATAACCCTCATATTGTAATATTATTGGAAATTGTTTGTTTGGTGCCGTATTTGGATTTCTTTTGGTTGTGGCAAGTTCCGCATATCTTGTCAAATCTGAACGGATACATTTACTTCCATCGGCATATAAAATACTATGCGCCACCAACCGAAGGTAATCGGTCGGTATTGGCGCAATGTATTTTTGGGAATCCAATGGATCCTGGACAATCGAAATATCCTTTGGAACAATTAGACTTCTTATATCATCGGTAATCTCCTGTGTTTTTTCAATGATTTTGAGCTTTTCTCCAACATAGTCATAAGTGGCTGTCTCGAAAAAATTTAAAAATACAGGCAAAACAAAATAATCAGATCCCATTTTGTCTGATAGTTGTTTCAATTTTTCATGTACCTCTGATAAAGAATATTCCATTTGATTTATTGTTCAGCTTCTTTTTTTATGGCAAGATAAAGTTGTTGTGATATCTGCGAATAAAAATCGGTATTGTTGTTGAAATAATTAATAACGGAATCAACATTCAATCCCAAAATTTCTCCTTCATACTTAAAGATTCCACCTTGGTTCAACAATATGTTTAAACGAATCATTTCCTTGATTTCGTATTCATATTGTGCTTCCTTAAGGTTATCAAGAACGGCATTCACAAGTTTTGCCTGTTCCATTCCGCGCCTCACAAAATCTTTTAGTCTTTTTCTTAGTTTTGGTTTTTCAACATCAATGTTCCTGACATATTTATCATCGCGATATTGGAGATTGAGTTTCGCCAAAATAAATCTCAATTTTTCGATTCCTATAGCATGAACACCTGAATCGAGGACTATTTTTCCAACAAGTTTATCGATATAATCTTCTTCATCAAGATTTACCACATCTTGATAATCCAAATTAACCAATGTGATTCTTGGGTTTGATTCTTTTGCGGCAACATATTTTGCATCAAGATTTGCGTGTTTCTGTTCCACAAATACTTTTGGATGTCCAACAAGCCAGTCCAATATATTGGCATCTACTGGATTTTCATCGGGATGGAATAATGTGGTCTGTCTTTCGATAAAATAACCATTGGTCAATTGACCGTCCAAATTATAAAGTCCTCTTTCCCTTTTTGTAAGCGGATCGATATAATTGGTCAAATTTCTTCCACTAAACCCAGCAGGACCCATTCTATTGGTTAACTTATAAGTTAATCTCCATGTTCCTGAAAGATCTTTTCTGGATTTAACCGTTTTCTGTACTTTTTCAACTGTTTCTGTATTCATAATAAAATTATTAAAGATTAAAAAGCCCCCTCAATATGAGAGGGCTCATTTTTTAATATTACCAAGTAAAAACGTTGGCTTTTTCTCCTGCAATAGTAGTACCATTCAAGGCACCACCATTCCATACGGCTGTAGCTTGCAAAATACCACAAGAACGGGTATCATAAAGTACGGCCATTAATTCTGATAACATATGCATCGCACATCCATCAAAACCACTTGCAGCAGTATTGGAAGCATCATTTTGAGGATCAAAAGAATGCATTCCATCAACCATTTTTTTACGATAATCTCTGTCTGAACGTGCTAAAACTTCAAAGTTCGGAACACCATCAACAGAGGTTGTGTTCAAAATATAAATATTTCCAGAACCAACTAAACCACCATTTGTTTCATAGAGGCCCGGATGATTGAAAAGTTCATCTTCAATCAATACAAACCAATTGCCTAAATAATAATATTTGGTAACCTGAAAACCTAAAGTAACATCTTGTCCGGTCGTTACATCCAAAACAATATTTGTTAAACCACCTGATCCAGATGCAACATCATATTGCATCAGTTTTTTCATACCGGCATCAAAAGCAGTTCTTCCAATACGGTCTGTTACGGCAAGAAAAGTGTTTCCACTATTGCCTTCAGGAGACCGTGTTGCAAGAACATTTGTAATGGCTTCAATCAAAGTATGAGCCAATCCATTATTTGGGTTGTAATCAAACGTGGCATTGTCTTCAATTTCAGGAATCCAACCATTTCCGGTAATAGGAGCTTCAATACCTGATTCGGCAGAGAATCCATCAACAGTCAAGTTGTTGGTTCCATAATTTTCAAACCAAGCATGTGATGAAGGATCCATGGAAATCCTTGAATGTCTCAATCCAAGTTCATTCATCATTCTGAATACGCGTTCTCCACGCAATACTTCAGCAAACTCCCACATTTGTTTTTGGTTGTTTTGATCGCCATTATAGATATAGGCAATTTTCTGTTTCTTTGCAGACCCAGTCATTGTCAAAGTATAACGGGTAATGAATGAATAATTGATTTTCCATTGGTTTTTATTGGTTCTTTGATAACCTTTCAAAGACCCTTCTCCAAAAGCAGAACCGGCTTCTGTGAAGACCTTGCCGGCAGCAACATGAGTTGCATCATAAAGCGCGGCTGGACCAACCGTTTTTCCATCATATACATAATGGTCTCCAGTTGATGCCAATCTTCCTTTCTGGGTAAAAATGATTGTGATTCCCAAACCTGCGTTTAAGGTTATCCTATCATTTGGGTTGAATTTGTCTCCCCATATACCTGAAGATGGATCATGTTGAACTGAAATAGAACACAACGTGTTTGTTGCAACAGTTCCGGCAGTAACACCACCGGCATAGGTAACACCGTTTCCTGTCATGTCTGGACTTGGATTTGCAGCATCGAAAATAGTTCCGAAATTTGCGGCTCCAAAAGAATAGGCTGGTAAAATATCCATACCTTCATAAGATATACGATAAGCATTATCGTTAAGGTCATTGGTGGCTGGCTTCATTTTGCCTTTTTGAATACCTTGGTTTACACGTCCAGAATAATACATAAAGGACTGAAATTTGTTATATTTCTTAAATAAATCAAAGGTTTTTCTTGCCACTCTAAAGTCTTTTTTCATCAACGTAGTCAATGAATTGGCTTCTGTGTGTATTTGAGGGTTGAATCTGTCTTGTGGCCCTCGAAGTAAAACTCCCATAATTGTTAAAGTTTTTTAAATTAATAAATCATTTTTTTTGACTTTAACACTAATGGCCATTGGCTCGTGGTTAAAGGCAGATTTGAAGCATTTTTTAAGGCTTTGCCTTATTTATTTTCTTCTTTTGGTTTTTCATATAAAACACTGTCAATAAGACCCATTTGAGATTTATCCTTGTTGCCCATGGTACCGCGTTTCTGCGCACCAGCGATAGGATTCTTTTTGTTACCTTTTTTGAATTCGTCGATAACAGCTTTCATTCCATCGTTATATGTTAATCCCGTGGACTTTTTAAAGATTTGCTCTTTAAACTCGTTCATAAGGGCTAATTCGGCAATCAATTTTCTATCGTTGCTTAAACTCTCAATGAATTTTCCAGAAGCTACTTTTTTGTAAGCTTCCATTATTTTTTCTTTTGTGGGTTGTACCCCATAAAAATTTTCGTTTGCATGTAATGCCAAAAATTCTTTTTGGACTTCATCCTTAAAGGATTTTATTTCAGCTTCCTTTCTTTGTTGTTGAACTGTTGAAATGGAAGTTTTCTTATCCTTTGCTTTTTGAAGAACATCTGTAAGGGTTCTTCTCAAATCCCTGGCTTCATACTTCAAGATGTTATTGTCAATAAGCTCTTGAAGGTCATCTTCAATTTTTTGCGCAACATCTGGATCGTTTAAATCTTTTCCTTCCTGTATTGCAATAGCATTGAATTGTTTTCTCATTAACGTTTCGTCATTGACAAGATATTTTCCTTCTGGGCTTATAGCTAGCAAAGGCTCTAAAAGATTAATGCTATTTTCAACAGTTTCAAGTTCAACCTGTTCTTCGGAAACCTCTTTTTCTTTTTCCTTTGATTTTATAAAATCCTTTAGCTCTTCTTCTTTTTTAAAGTCGGTGTTGAATTTTTTATTGAACTTTTCAAGATCGATATCATTTTCATCGGTTTCTTTTTCAGCTTCATCAAATTTTAGGGAACCATCATCATCTTTATTATCATCTTCGACTTCTTTTTTTTCAGCAACCTCTTCTTCTTTTTTTTCAATTTCTTCATCTTCAAAATTTTTTGAGACAACGCCGTCAAAATCCTTGATATCTTCAAGATCTTCTTCTTCTTGATTATTTATAAAAGCTTCGCTATTGAACATATTTTCTGGAGAAAACGATTCAATGCCTTTTATTTCTTCTTCTTTTTTTTCTACTGTTTCTGGCATGATATTTAATTTAGATGTTAAACAAATTTATAAAAAAAAATATTATTCGGTTTTTTTGGCATTTTTATTGGAAATCTCTTGTTGTTTCACCGCAAGCTCTGCAGCTTTGATGCGTTCTGCCGAACTTGATTTTAGTGCATCGCCATAGCCTTTGCCCTTAACATAAATATTGGCAACATCAATTTCGGTTTCATTGCCCTCTCTCGATTTAAGAAGATCCAGTTCTTGTTTTTCGGCCTCTTGTTGCATTAACGCTTTTTGTTGTTCTTGCGCGGCTTTTATGGATTCTTGACGTATTTTTTCCATGGCATTAAGCATTTTTTGGAATACTTTTTTCTTTTCGGAAGCGGTTTCTTTGTCAAATATATCAATAAGACCCATAATCATTTCCGGAGTATTGGCATTTCCAAGAGCTAGTTCTGCAGCTCGGTCAATTCTATCTGAAGCTTCTTTATCTTTTTTGGCATCGGAAAGATACATTCCATAATCGGCCAAAAAAAAGTCGTCAAACAATTTAAGGAATTTTGTTTTCATTTCCCCAAATATGTAATGAATGACCTCTCCTTTTTCATAATCATGTTTTCCCTTTAAAAGAACTTTTTCCAAAAGAGATTGGACAAATTCATCAAAGGGAGTAAAGATAACTTCTGTTCTGGCAAAGCTTCCCCTTATTGCTTTATCTGTTCCAGTGGCAGTTTGATATTGATTGACATCACCTTGTCTTTCTGGAGATATACCAACAAATTTATCTGCCAAATTTTCAATAATGGCAAGACCATTGAACAAATCTTGAACAACTCCATTTTGTGAAAGATCTAATGAAGTGAATTGGTTGAATGATGAATTCATTCCTTTTTGTTTGGAATTGATAACTATCAATTTATCTTTTTTAATATGATGCATAACCCTATTCAACCCATTTTGAAATGATGACTTTGTAAATTGTTTTGGTGTTTGGGCTGCATCATATACAAGAACACGACTGTCTCCAGCAGATTTAAGGGCCAACCGAATTTCAAACAAAACTTCTGAAGCCATAGATTGCAATTGATAAAGTTTTGCTGCAACAGATTTTATAAGCGATGTTCCAATGGTATTGTCGCGAACAATACTAACAACAGGAAGCATACAGGAAAACTGATCATCAACAGAAGAATATCTAGGTTCCATCAATCCATAATCAAGGCAAATATCAGGACCAAGCATAACAACAAATCTTGGCATTTCGCCATCTATGTACTCAATGCTTTCTTTTTCTTTTTCTTCATAATCAGGATCTAGTTTTTTATAATGAGTGTTGTTGTATTTGTCTTCACTGATTTTTATTTTTATACGCTTTCTGGATTTCCACATGGCGTTGATAAGTCTTAATCTACCAACTTTATTACTGGTTTGAAACCATCCATTATATTTTTGGGAGAAATTGAGCTCTCCACTTTCATAAGTGGATGTATCAACAGACCAATTGGCAAAATTTTCAAAAAATTTCTTGACCTTTGCTTTATCTTCAGCTTTTAAATTTGGAAATATATTATAGATTTCATTTTCTGTAAGATAATAGTTTTCGAAAAAATATTCATGGTCATCCTGAACAATTTTATACGGATCGATGTCATGGTCGCAATCCAATGGATGTACTTTTCTTGATGTCGTAAAACCTTGTGATTTATCAAGAATGACATGTGCTCTGTCTGAAACACAATAATCGATAAACATTTGTTTCAGTTTTTGTTTTTCTTTTCTGACATCAAGGAAAATATTTATAAGACCATCGGCAACTTCTTCCGCTATGAGTTTAAAATCGTGCTCTTCAACATTTTCTGGAATTTGTAAATCTGGATTTTCGGTTTGTGGAGCAAAACCAATATTCGATTTGATTTCCTCAACCATTTCTCTAGCGAATTGTTCAGAAAGAACCTTTATTTTTTGATTGAATTTTTTATTTTTTGAATTTTTATCTATAACATATGCCTTTCTTTTCAATGGACGAGATATAAACTCTCCAACAATTTGTTCAATCTTTGTCTGGATAAGCGGATAAACTATATATTCCTGACCCAAAGAAATACCATGAGGACATGTAATGGTTTTTGTAAGACCAAGTTCTTCTTCGGAAAGTTCTGCATTATAAGCCCTATAAAGCTTCAATATTTCCTTTCTTTGGTCATTGTAACTTGATGTTATTGAAAATGTGGCATATTCAAGAGCGTGTGCAATGTGCCAATCTTTGTCTTTTTTGTTTTCAGGTATCGTTTGATCAGGTAGGGATAAGAGGCTCATCTTATATATTTTTTATAAAAGTAATTAATTTTCTTCTAATCTTCGCTTATGTTCTTCAATGGTAAATGCCATGATATCATTTGAATATCTTGAGAGAACTTCCTTTCTGCGTTCTTCAATGTTTTTTTTCTGCTGTATTTTAGCTTGTTGATATTCCTCTTTTTCATCACCAACCAAATCAAATTCTGGATCGAACGCTCTAATATTGTGAATACTGAAAGGATCTTTTTTTTCATCATTCAATTCTCCATAAGTTTTAAAAACAGCCTCTCCATTGACTATATCATAGAACCCCATTCCATCAATGATATCATTGTTTTCCGGATGGTCTTCGATTCCTTCAGACATTTCACTGAACATATCCAATTTTGACACCATAACCATTCCAAGTGCAGAACCTAAATCTGAATTGGATTCTCCATAATCGATAAGATGTTCCAAAATTTCAGGAAACCAATAATTTGCAAAATTAAGATTTACTTCTGATTTTAAAAGCCTTAATGTCAATTGCCACGCATGTTGATTTGACATTTTAAAACCATATAGATTTTTTGCTTTTGAATTGTAAAGAGTTCCATCAAGGTTTGGACGGGCTTTTAAATATTGATGGCCTCCAACATCCTTGAAATAATTGATAATGGCAATTTTGGTATATTCAACCAAAAGTTCAATATTGTAATATACTGATAATCTAAATGTTTGTGAATAAAAATCATCATCACTATCAGCAGTTCCCCTGTCTAGAATATATGCTATTGGTAAATCACAAGGCTTATTGATTCCATAGAAACAACGATAAATTATTGTGGCACCATTTGAGGACCCCTCCCCCGGATCATCTTCATCATAACTGTCATTTCCACCAATATCCGGATGATAAGGATAATTTATGTTCTTTATTGGATCTAAAATTTTACGTATTGTTCCAAGTTCTTCATCATCAACCCAAACCAATTTTGATTCTCTTGCCAAATGTATTTTATCAATTTCCTTTAGATTTCTAGCAACGGCAACAAGTTGTTTTGTCTTTGGATCTTTTGTTGACCATTCCAATTTTCCAATTTTTCTTTGAAACGGACAATTTTCCTGATTATGAAGTTGTGCATTTAGTTTTTTACGATTAAGAAGTCCACCTTTATTTTTTATAAAAATATCAGATTCTTTTAATGGATACTGTTGAATGTGTTTGACATAACCTTCAGTTCCGTCTTTTGTCTTTCTTTCTTCAAGAATATATTTAAGCGCGGCTTGTGAATCTGTTCTTCCTGTCCTAAAATCAAAAAACGAAACAACTTTTCCTGTTTTTTCATCTGGAATACCATCACCTGGATAATAATCGGTTGCAAGAACCAATATTTTTTTGAGATTATATACATTGCGTTTGGCCTGATACATGCTCATATAGCCCTTGGATCCTTTTTCGATATCACCTCCGGTACCATAGACAATGGGCGTTCCAAATTGATAAGACCCTTCTTTAAAACATGGTTCGGTGGATTTATATGCGGCAATAAGATCTTCAAAAAGACCGGCCTCCTCAAATATTGCAAGGCTTAAACTTTTTCCTTCAAACCCCGTAGGCTTGGCAAACATCGTTTTGATGTACATTTGGGATTTAAGACCTTTAGGAACTTTTTGTTTGTTTACATAATCCCAATAACCAAGCTGAAATCTATCATCGTTTTTAAATAAGATCCCGGATCTATATTCCGGTCGCATATGGTCAAACAAATCTTTTACTTTTTCATAAAAATCTGTCGCTTTTTCCTCAAGACCGGCAGCAATGCCAACTTCAGAATCCCTAAAGAACAAAAGTTCATATCCCATACATGTCGATCCAACATAGGAAAGTCCAACACGTCTTGGTTTTCCGACAATAAGTCCATAATAATTTTTCCTTGCATCTGTTATTTCATCATATAAACGACGATCAAGTTCTCTGTAAAATGGATATTCAAATGTTTTGTTGGTGGCACCTTTGCGAAGAAGTTTAATCTTGCACATATTGAGATAGAAATAGTGCCTACCGGATATTTTTGGCATAAAGGAATTTGGTTTGAAACCATTTAGGCATCTGTCGTCCTGTTTATCCCAATAATCATCATAGGATATTGTTCCGGGTTTAAAATCGGGAATTTCTTCAACAACTAACGGTCGATAATATTCGCTGTTAAATTTGTTCCAGTCAATTGTTACTTTCATTGTCAATTGTTTAAAAGAAAGACATCGTTAGCATATAAATAATATATGGTTCACGATGCCTTTCAAGAAACAGAAGAAGTGCCTATTATCTTATTTCGTGATAAAACGAACTCTTTTTCTCCAATTTCTGTTCTAACCTTGAAAGACTGTAACCGTTGACAACAGGGGATTCATGATAAATATCCTGGCCCTCAATTCGTTTTGTAAAAGCCTCAATGTCGTCATTGATGCTTCTCAAATCTTTTTTAAGCTGGGCCATTGTGATGTTTTTTCTTTTTTCATCATTGGAATCCAAGGTATCATACTCCTTTATTTGCTGGAGTTTTCTAACCTTTTGGTCATAGTAGATTCGTTTCTCTTCAAGAGTTGGATCATATTGTAGGGCATCATATTTTTTTAAGGCAGATTGAATCAATTCAGTGTTCCAATGCCATTTGTTTCTGTCTCCAATAACTTCTTCCTGTGCTTTTTTTGGACGGTCAATGTCATTGTAATATCGGATTGGAGATTGATAATCGGCAACAAGTGCAACGGCTGTCAAGCAATAGATTCCATAATCTTCACTTTTCATAAGCTCTCTAAATTCCTTTATGGACAATATGCCATCATCCCCATCTTCAATGAGCAACAATCCTGTTTTTTTATCTATTCTGGTTAAATACATTGTGCTAATGTAATAAAAAAAAGAGGAATTTAATTTTCCTCTTTTTTGTTGGACATTTTATATTTTTTTGCCAGTCGTTCCATTTGTCTTTCGCTTTTAAAAACCTGCCATTCCTTATTTATTTTTTTATAAATATCGGAATAGGATAAATTGGGATCTAGAAGTTTGTAGAACTCCCTTAAAAAACCAACTTTATAAATCAATTTTTCATGGTTGTTCTTTATATTGTTTGGAACATGGAATATCCAATGATCCGTATCAATATTCAGCATATTTTTTTTAATATGCTCTGGAACATTGATCACCGCTTCTGTTGTATCTATAATATAACCAGTAAATTTATTTACTATCATAACGTTTTTCGCTAGACGTTTTAAAACTCAAGACAGGTTTTTCCGTTTTTGAAAGACTCATTGTGGCATAGCGCTCAATTTCTTCTGTAAGGGATTTTCCTATTTTTTCAAGATCGTGAAATGAAACAAGCTGTGGAATGGTTTTTTTTACACGGGCCTGAAGCTCTTTGTCAATCATCATTAATATTTCATTATTGTGATTGATGTGTTTCTTCATAAGATCCATGGTTTCCATATAATATGTTGGCCCTATTTTTTTTTGATCCTTTGCTTTTTCAACATTTTCACAAAATTGTACCATTTCGGTACTTAGGTACTCGATGAACCTTTGGGTAAATTCCAAAGTTGTTGTGGCATGATTTTTAAAATCAATCTTCAGCTTTTCCAATTTTTAATGCTTTTTTCTTAGATTTAATCTCTTTATAAAAATAGCTTCCATAACTTTCAGCCATCATAAAACTTTCCCATTCTCGTAATGAAAACGGCGTATATTGCCAAATATCATTGTTATTAAACTTAATAAACAAGGCTTCTTCTTTTGAAACAAAGGCCACTGCGCTTATTTGTGAGCTTTTTTTCTTAATCCAAGGAATATCATTGATATCTATCATATTTTAATAGTTTTGATTATAGTTTGGTTTTTCATAAACCTCTTTGTCAACAATGACACAATCCGTAGTCAATAGCATTCCAGCTATTGATGCAGCATTTTCAAGAGCAACACGGGTTACTTTTACTGGATCTATAATTCCGGAAGAAATCATATTTTCACAAAAACTACCATATCTTGCATCAATACCACAATTTGGTGATAATTTTAATTTTTCAATAAGAGTGTTGGTTGTTTTGATTCCAACATTTTCCAATATCTGAACAAAAGGTGCTTTTATTGCTTCATAGATTACAGAAATACCAAGCTCAACAGAATGATTGTCAGAATATTTATCGAATCTCGGCCTATTTTCTGAAATATGATAAAGAGCCGTCCCACCACCCGGAATTATTCCTTCTTCTGAAGCTGACTTTACGGCATAAAGAGCGTCCTGGATCCGATGTTGCTTTTCTATAAAATCAACATCTGTGGATGCGCCAATATTTATATATGCAAGCCCATCGGTCAATCTTGATATTCTGGTCTGTAAAATTGACTTTTCATATTGATTGATTTGGTCTGTGATTTTGCTTCTGATAAATTCAGCCCTATTCTGTTTTGCCTTTTCAATGGTCTGGTGTTCTTTCTCACTGATATCAATAGGCCCTTTTATGGAAAGATTGTTTCTTGTTACCATGACAGCTTCGCTTTTTGGAAAACAATTGAAAACTTCATCATAATCAACAGGCATTTCTTTTTCGTTCAAATTAAAAACAATATCATCAAAATCAATTCCTTCGTTTTCAAGAAAAGGTGTTTTTCCAAGCATTACGCCAAGATCCCTCAATAAATTGTTTTGTTCTTCTCCAAATTCAGGTGCTTTACAAACACATACTTTAAGAACACCGTCAATTTTTGCCTGTACCAACGGACCAAGAACGGAATGATCGATATCCTTACAGATAATTAAAATGGACTGTTGTTTTGCAGAGCATGATTTTAAAAGAATATTGAAATTATCCGATACTTCTGAAAGTTTGGTATTGGTAATATAAATAATCGGTTTGTCCAGTTCAACAATATCGTTTCCATTATCGGTTATAAAATGTATGCTATGATATCCCGTTGGAAGATTCATGCCATATACTGTTGTGAGATAGGTTTCCTTTGTTTTTGAACGCTGAATGTTTACAGCACCTTGTTTTCCGGCAACCTTAAAGGCATCCAGTACAATACTTGAAATTTCAAAATCATTATTGGAAGATATCAATGCTACATTTAAAAGCTTTTCATCGGTATCACATGGAACTGAAATTTCCTTAAGCTTTTCGACAATAAGCTTTACCCCGGCATCTATTCCTCTTTTTAAACTTAAAAGATTAATATCCTCTATTGAGGAAATGGAACCAAGCTCAAGTATTTTTTCTGCCAATATAGTTGCTGTTGTGGTTCCATCACCAGCTTGATTGTCCGAATTGTTTGCCACTTCCTGAATAGATTCAATAGCCTGTTGCTCTATTGGATCAGCAGACCATACATGTGCAGCAACAGTAACTCCATCTTTTGTTGCAAAAGGAAACCGATCCCCCTTTTGCCTTATCAATACATTTTTACCGCTTGGACCCAATGTTACCCTAACAGCCTTGGCTACAATTTGTGCGCCCCTTATTAGCCGTTCACGGGCATTATGATCATATTCTATAATCTTTCCCATTAATATCTATCTCTTAAAATTGCCAATTCATTCCCAAGCGCAAATCGGGCTTCACATGCATGTACATAAGATTGTGTCTTTGCTATAGATGCAAGTCTCATGTCAGAAACCAATGAATCATGTATCTTATGGCTTTCAATATCATTTATTGATTTCTGAACCAATTCCCTGATGAACACAATTTTTTCAACATCTGTTTTCAATCCAAAATCATAAAGCAACTTTTGAAGCCCTTCAGCAACATCTGCGGTTGGTGGAATCTGTCGTGCATTGGTAATCGGTTGTTTGGTCTTATATGGATTTTCGGTTCCATACTGTTCCAATAACTTACCAAGCCAGGCTTTTGCATTGAATAGAGAATTTCTGGTATTGCCTTTTGCTCCAACGGATACATCAACAAATTTAATGATGCCATCAAATTTTACCCGTAATTCTTTTATAAAACTTACCGATTCATCCAAAAAATCAATTGTATTTATATTTTCTGATAAATCAATCCCTTTTAAAGCTTCTCCTTTGTCTTTAATGGGCTGATCATCTTGATCTCCTTCATTTGGAATCTTGGTGCTTTCCAACAAATCAACATCCTGTATTTTGTCTGAATCGTTTTTTTTCTTAACAATATCTTCAATAGGCGTTCCTTTTGGAATGTCTTTTATATCAACGATATTGATTTTTTCAGCTTCTTTTAAATCATCCTCAACAGTAAAGGTATCCATGCTTTTTTCTGTTTCCAAAGTACCGGAATCAATCAACTGCTTGTTACCTGAATTGTCAATAATTTCCTTTTTTTGGCCTTCCGCTTGTTTCTTTTGTTTTTTTGTCATGATTAAAATATTTATAGTTAATAATTGTTTTTGTCTTGGTCAAAGCGTATCAATAGTTTCATGCTTTCTGAAACCAAATGATAGGTACCAATATTTTTAAGGTTGATTTTTTCAGCCATATTGATGTGATAATAAATAACCTTTCCAAGTATTGAAGCATCAAGATCACAGCCTATATGCTCTATAACTCCAACTTCATAATTAAGATTTGATTGCGTTTTATAATCAATCTCTCCCTTTTTGTAGTAATTATTCAAGGGATATACCAACATATCCGTTGGATTTAAATGAATGCCATCCATACTAATTCTGTTTCTTTTTTCAATATTACGACATTATGACGTAATTACAAAATTATAATTTCGAGGACGTACATTTGTTCTCCTTTTTCCTTTCTCCCCACTTCTTACCGCCCACAGAAATTATAAAGCAAAAGCCCCGTCGATTATGCACTTTGTATCGCGGGGCCTCATGGTTGAGTGAAATTAAAATTCAAAGAAAATAAGTTTTGTAAATATATAAAAAAATAATCAATTTTTTTTGGCAGTCAATGAGCCCTTGGCATGTGATTTACCACTTATTGCGTTCATTGGTTTTGATCCAACAAAGGATATTGGGGGAAGTCCACCTTTTCTAGCCCCACAATGACGACAGGCCATGACCTGATTTTCATTGCTCAATTTGAACATCATATATTCATGTAATCCAGAATCGCACTTTAAAACACGATTATTTGTCAGCCTTGGATTTCTTTGTTGTGCTGACTTTTGCTGATTTTGATTGTTCTTGCTTGTCATCTTGATTTGCTTTAACTGCGTTTTTTAAATCTATATATCCGACCACATTAGGTCTTTTTCCGCAAATGGAACAAGCCACTACGGATTGGGCTCCAGTCTTGAACAGAACGAACACATGTTTGTGTTCAGATTCCTTTTTAGCTTTTTTTGCCATGATTACCAGTTGTTTTGTTTTTTAAGTTTCTTAAATATACTTATAATTCCTTGGGTTTGTTGGCCAAGCCAAAATATAAATACCCAAAAAGCTACCGTTCTCCAATTCCTTCCCTCAAAGATTATCCCAAGATAACTGAAAAAGAAAACACCAAGAACAATAATAGGAACAAGAACATTTGTAAACTTATGCTCTTCCTTTATTTCTACAATCCAAGCCTTTACAATAACAAAAATATTGATGATAAAAAGCCAAGAATCTCTAATTACATTCATAATATTTGGATTTAAAGTTTACCAAATATAACAAAACTATTTTGTTTATAATTAAATGTCCAAATAAACAGGCGTTCCATACTTCTTAAGATTTTCTTTCCTTTGATGGAAAACAGTATCTTCAATCGGATAATTAAACCATACGACTTCTTGAACCTCTTTTGTCCTTATTCCGTTTTTTTTTGATGGAAAACTTATCTTAGTCCAGTCAGAATATAATTCATTGTACAATTTGGAATCATAACCCGATATCATCACCTTTCCTTTTAGTTTATGGTTCAGTTCCGCTAATTTGATATGTTTGTTTTGTGGAAACTCATGTGTATAATTGTTCCTTGAATTCCTGACCGATTCAAGATACGGTGGATCCTCATAAAAGAAAATATCCTTGAAATCCAGTTTCTTTATAAAATCAAAAGCATCATAATTCGTAATCTGAATTTCTTTTCGCAGCAGCAACGCAACTTTGTGAAGTTTTGGTATAGCATTGTTCCATTTGCTTACAGAAGATCCTTTTTCGGCCAAACAGGTCTTGTGGCACATATCCCAGCCCTTGTTCTGCCTTGAAGAACCAAGGCCCATGAACGATTGTCTCAATCTTACATAGAAACGCCTGGCATTTTCAATTTTGTCATCGCTCTTTTCCCAGCACCTCTCATATTCTTCCCTACTGCATGGCGTAAATTCCAATAACCGGATCAGTTCCGGCTCATGATCCCTCAACACCTCAAAGAAATTGGTAATATCACAATTGATCTCATTGACGGTTTTAATAATCTTACCTTTATAATTCAGGGTAACAGCAAAACTTCCACCAAAGACATCAGCAAAATGTACAAAGTTTACCGGAAAATAATCATATAACTGATCCAGGTAAGTAATCTTTCCACCAAAATAATTGAACGCTATAAGTTTGCTCCTGTTTCCACTCATTGATCATTGTACTTTTAAAAACAATAGTTGTTCAAACATACGACATTATGACATATAAAAAAAGTCTTGCAGATTTTTACCCACAAGACTTTGCCCCAAATCAAGAACTTTATCTCTAAAGTAATGACATTTCAAATATAATGATTTTTGACATATAAAGCCCTATCTGTCAGATTTTCTCCAATCACCAACAACAAATTTCCCATCACTGATATACCATCCTTCCCTTACGGTATCAATAGAAACAATGTCAACAGGAGAAAGATTAAGGGCCAACTGGTTCGGGTTCGGATCGTGGACAACTTCCATCTTTTTGTTTATGACAACGGAATGCATAACACCTTCAAACGTCTGGCTCGGAACTGTAGCCTCAAAATAACCACCAATCCCACCATCATAATCCAACACTTCCAATGTCAGCGAAATATTGTCCTTGCGAACCATATGTGGAGTTACATTCAAATAGCCCATCTTTTTGTAGAAATCCATAAGCATATGATACCACTTGCCTTCCCCACCCTTAAAATCAGGAACTTCGTCAATATCCATTTCAAACAACGAGGCCATTGTCGCCCGAAGACAATCCCCATTTTCACCGCACACCTGTTTTTGGAACACTTTTTTCATAACAAAATATAACAAAAAGACAGGAACGCTGTCCTGCCTTTTCTTCAACTAACCAATCACCAAGAATCAATACATTAATCCTTGTGATAAATATATAAAAAAAATCCCGAACATTCACCACCTACTAAAATGAATTCTGCCCGGGATTAATTATTAATAGCATTTAATCGAAGTACAACAAATATAATACTTTTTAGTAAACAAAAAAATCCCACATCATTCCTGACATGGGATTGCCCCGAAAGGAGCTGGCAATTAACTAAACTTAAAAATATGACCTCGTAAATATAACTGTTTTTTATAGATTTTACTTTTGTTCCAATAATAGATTTGTACCAAAAATATCCTCACTCAACGTATGACCGCTTTTTGTAATGGCATAAGGAAAAAATACCTCTGCCATTGAAACAATTTCAGATTCTATTATCGCCATCTGCGCATCGGTCCAAACTTTTACAATACGCAAAGCTGTTCTAATAGCCTGTTCCTTTGTCTTGTATTTTTTTGGAACATCAGATTGTTTTTCAAGAACCTTGTACACATTTTCCCAATTGCAAGGCAAACTGTAGTAAATAGGCTTTCCTTTGTAAAAAATTTCAAACGTTAAAGAAATAGGAAGTCCATTTTCATAATCCACAATAATCTTGTTTGCTGAATGCTCCACCAAATTCTTGGTAATCTCACCAATGGTCTTTATCGGGTCAACAGTAGTAGTATAATTCAATATAGGCATTTCTTCTGTTTTTTAATTTGTTATTTCGGAACAGGTGGAACCGGAGAATATATACTGGACAACTCCTCAATACTGGAAACATTGCTCCTCTCCGATCCAAAACCCTGTTGATAAATAGTCCTAAAAATCCCACCACCACCCCGTAACAATGATATCGCCGTCTCATAGTCCATATCCTCAACAAATACCTTACCATCCTTCCTTGATACCAACGTAACCAATAAACTACCAGAATGCTCAACCTTTTTTGACATAGATCATATAAACATGTGAGGGTCTTCAAACATGTCTTAATCCAAATCTTCAAACATGTTTTCATCATCATCAACCAATACTATCCCTTCCATAATTTTTAATATATAAAACGTTTTTTCAAATATACGTCATAATGTCGTATAAAAAAATTTTTATAAAAAAAATAAAAAATGTGAAAAATAGTGCCGACGGATGGTTACTACCAAAAATGCCCCCCCTACAATTTCATTTTCGGGGGGGTGGGGTAGTTTGATGAACATCAAAAAAGAGAGTCCTTTAGGGTAAAGGACCGTTAATCTAAAATCTATTTATTATGAAAGATTTTAATTCCATTCGTCAGTCTCTATTAAAAGAGGCTACTGAAAATCCAAAAGCATTTGCTACCGCAAGTGTTGTTGGTGTCGCTGGTTCTGCTGCATCCATTGCATATGCCACGACTTTAACCACAACGTCCATTGTCAATGGCGCTGTTATTACTGCCAAGGCATCTGTTGTTGCCAAGGCTGTTGTTGGTGTTGCATTGTTAGGTGCAACCATCTATGGTTCTTACAAGCTCTATGGCTATCTCAAACCTAAAATGAAATAGCCATGTGTGATTCCATTTCACGTGAGGAGTTCTACGAAGAAGAGAACGACTTCACATCCGAGTTATTGGATTGGCTCGAGGAAGATATGTTCCAAGAGTCCAAGGAACAACAACTTATGGACGAACTCGCAATGAAATATTGCGGTTGTCCATTTGATATTATCGACGAGGTTGTCGATAAAGAGGTTGCCACGCATTATAAGCAACTTATAATCAATGAACTTAAATCATAAACATCATGAAAGACACGCCTATCACTCCATTTGATAAAGTCATTGCCATTATTGTGGCAATACTGGTCGTTTCTATGTTGATTGTCAACATTTATAGATTAATAACCCTTTAAAACAATAGCCATGATATCAACACGATTACTCCATGTTGTCATGAGAGTATATGAATGCTCTTGTGTAGAAGCCTATCAATTCTTGGTCAATGACCACAACAAGGCTTTCTTGTTTTCAAGTGGCAAGGTTTATATACCTTACCCCTGGTCCAGAAAACAATAAAATAATCCATGCTTTTTGTAGGAAATTATACCTACTATGTATAAGATAGTATATTGTTATCGGAGTATCTGAACGTACACTATCCGATAGTGTATGAACGTACACTATGTTTTCGACTTAAAAACATGATATACAGCAATATACAAAAAAATTTGTGCGCGTTATATATATATATAGCATTTGTGTGTACAATCACCAGTATATTATAGTATATTATAGTATCTATTAACATTCTATAATATACTTGTTTTTTTTTTTTGCTGTTTAATAAAATGTAGCATACTATAGTATGCCATAACATCTATTAACATTCTATAAATATACCACTGAACGCTTCCGTGTTTTTTTGGATGCTAACAATCTACGGCATAATTATTAACATACTATTGTTATAATACTATATATCGGGTGTTAAACTTAGACATTCAGGACATTTGATTTCATATATATATAACATTTTCCATTAATAGTAAATATTCTATATAATGATGAACATCAATAAAAAGTTTTAGTATTGTAAACGAATACTAAGGTAATCTTAATATATCATGTTAAGGCAGATGCATGAAAAAAGAAGTGATGCCGTTAATTAAATCAATTTATAGTTTATGAAAACTAGGATTAAGAAAGCCAAGGGCTTTATTGTAAATGCGCTAGTACAAGGTGTACAAAGTACATGTAGTGCAACACATCTTGGGTTGAGTTATTCAATCAAGGGTGTTGAGATTGTTGAATCCAAATTAGTACACAGGGTGTATGGTTTGGAAGAAGAAGAGGTCATTAAAGAGCGTAGGCTACATACTAATGTAACCATGCTCAATAATGCTAAGGCATACAATGCCTTTAAGGAACGCGTTGTTGAACTTGCTAAGAGTAAGTTCGGTAGTCCTGAAGAGGTCATTGTAGAGACGATTGATCATGGTAACATGTTTGTATAATCTATAATATACACCAACAAAAATCCACCTTTGAGGGGTGGATTTTTTGGTGTTGATTAAAAACATTTGATAATATGAATGGTTCCTCAAAAGGAATGGTGATGTTTATCATTATTGTTATGATATCGTTTATGATAGGCAGTTATATACTTACTGCTACATTTTTCGGTATCATAACATTGGTAGGCCTTATAGTTCTTATAGAGAGCATAGGTCCTTTGAAATGGTTGTTAAGTCGTAGTTCAAGGATATTTGATTTAATACTCTTTGGCTTTACGATATTAGCGACAATGAGCTATGGACTCAATATAGCAGCGTCATTGACTGTTGCCGGATTGGGTTATACTTTAGTGTATGCTCCGTATTTACGAGAGCAATTAATACTAAAGAGAAAGAATAATAAATCATTTAAAAAATAATTCATTATGGATTCTAAACAAAAAAAGGCCATTAAAGTTGGCCAGGAAGTAATATCCAATACTATTGGCGTTGTAGCCGGTATTGGTGTTGCAGTTGTTGCAATAGGGTATGCAACTACCCTTACTGGAAAGATTATTGGTGGAGCGTTTGTTTATGCCTTTGTTGCCGGTGCGAGTTCTCGTGCCGTGGACTTGGTAACAGCTCCTATTGTTAAACATTTAAATAAAGAAGACGATGTTTCTAAAGAAGCTTTATGACAGAGTTTTAGGTGATAGTCATACAGAGACTACCACTGAATACATTAAAGGCAGGAAAATAGTTACTGTCAAGACCTATAAGGGTTCTGTTTGCATTTTTAAAAATGTAACGACCTATTATCCGGGGTTTAGTATTAATCTTTAATCTATAACTTATGACCAGAATCAAACCTTGGGAAGCCAAGGCATTGAAAGGCAGAATGAGAAAGTTCAAATATTTTGTGGATAGTACTTCACATTATTCACATTTCAATACATTCGAGCCTATACTACAATACCAGCCTTCCGATAAGGAAGAGGACTTTAAAGTCCAAGTTGGTGTCAATGGAAAGTTGTGTATGACACGTGAGGAGTTCGATAAATATGGATCGTTGACTCCTACCGATTATAAGTTCATAAACTTGTACTTTCCTACGGAGACTGTGTTTGAAAGAACGGAACGATTCCTTAAAAAACGAATGGAATCTTACCGACTGCGACACAAAGAATATCTAAAACAAAGGGCCTCATAAAGAGGCCCAATTGTAAGCTTTGCATAATATCTGTTGCTGAACAACGGGTCAAATATATGAAATAATATTGAATGTTATCAAATAAGATTGATATATAGTATAAATATCATATAACTTTAATCAATCTTGGTTTGTTCATTTTGACCTTGATATTCTTTTTGAGCTTAAATAGGCCGAATAGAAATTCCTGTTGTCTTCTGGAGTAATAGTTGACATAAATGGGATTTATGTAATAGCAATTGCCCTGACAGAATATAAGCTCTCTATCAACGAGTTCTTTTCTGTATCTATGGAAATTACCAAAAGAGCTGAAGTTAAGTTCTTGATAGGTTTTTTGAATGATTACACTATCCAAAGACATTGTGTTTGAAGTGTAATTCAATAAATCTATGAACAGTTCTTGGGCTCTTGGTTTTACACTTGAAAACCGCAATAGACCCTCGTGGGTAATTTCATATTTTTTAACTCTATTTTGATTATATAGCTGGGAAATCTTAGCCTTGATGATGTCTTTCATTATCGGGATATTATGCCCTACAAATATAATAATTTTGTTTAATTAAAAAAGTCCTGGAAACAGGCAAATTTAAAATGAGTGCAATTTTCAATACGATGATAGTAACGCTTTGCGTACTTGAAATCAATGAGAAAAAGAACAGTGCAAAGGTTGAATATTCTTTGCGCGATGGACGTAAAATCATTGACAAGGATATCCTTGAAGATGTATTTATTACTGGACTTGCAAAATATAGATTTGACAACAACGATAAGTTTGTTGTTGGGAAAACCTATAAGAGCGAAAACAACAGCAAGGACTATGAGGCGTGTCCAATTAAGTTAATCAGGACCGCTGATTCTAAAAACAAACCAATGTTTGTCCTTAAAGTTGTAAATCAAGGCAATGACTATTTAAAAGAATTTGTTACTCCAAATGGTCATGTTGTAAAAAGTCGGTTTTTCACTACTATTCCAAATACTGAATGGTTGAGATATTCCGATTACTTTGATTACGCTATTAAAAAGCGTGAAGAAATGAAAGCTGAAAACGTTTAATTATGTTGATTTAATAAGCCCTTTCTTAATTGAAGGGGCTTATTTAAAATAATTTGTATATTTGAGTTGTTATAACATATTAAACCTCAAAAACAAATTATCATGAGCGCGACAAAAAGAAAAGACTACGTGGGAACCATCGGTGCATTAAAAATATTGCTTACCGCAATAGTTGCTGGTGAAACCGTAACAATCAATGGCCTTGTATATACAGCCGTGAATGGAGCAAAAGCCAACAATACTGAATTCAGTGCAGATACATCTGATACTGCTGCTGCAACAGACCTTGCGGATTCTATTAACAATGATGTTCGTTCTGGAACATATGAAGCAACCTTGGTTGCAACATCTAGTGGAACTCAAGTAACTGTAACGGCGACAAGCACCAATATCAATTTGCTTACTGCAGAAAGTAATGATCAAGCAATTATAACTGTTGCAGAGAGTTTCACATTGCTTTCATTGGCATCAAATTCCGGAAATAATAATCCTACATTGAAACAGGTGAATTTTATGAATACACCATTTTCTGTGCAGAGTTCCGGAGCCGATAAAGAAGTGTGGAAATCAACAACAGCAAGATTGCTTCAGATAGACACCGAGACCAAATTCAATGCACTTGCCGTAAGGGATAGAGTATTGAACGGAAGCCGTGAAGGATGGATATCAGCACACGTAGCTAGTACAAGCCTTGAATTTACTTATCTTGATATAACAAAAACTGAAATTTCAAAAACCTTGACAATGGCAGAAGTCTTTGCCAGTGGTGATTTGTTCTTTTTGAACGAGGATTTTTAAGTTTAATTGTTTTAATTGATTTAAAGCCATGCAATTGCGTGGCTTTTTTTATTATATTGTAATGAAAGAAACAGATATTCGAAAAAAAACCAAGAAACAATATATTTTATCTTCTAAAGAAAAAAAAGACATTTATACAATGCTTTTTGGTCCTTATGAAGACGAATGGTATGATGAAAACGGTATTGTTGACAATACCGATGTAACAATAGCAAGAAGGCTTAATATATCAAGGGTATCTGTTGCTGCTTATACAAACAGATTGTGTCATATGCATTTTAATAAAATCAATAGTAATGGATAAAAATAAAAATTTGAAAATATATTATACCTATGGCCATTATTTGGAATATGAGGAATGGTCTGAAATGTTTGCAGATGAAATAGATATGGAGCTTATAAATATTGGAGCTAACAATGAATTGGATTTTAATCCAGAAAGGGAGTATGAAAAAAGATACCAAATATATTTAGAGGTATATTATAATTCTCGTGTTTAAATTAAAAATTATGAAACAATTATTAGTTATCCCTCTAATGCTAATAGGATTATTGGGAACATCACAAAATGGATTCCGTATTCCGGATGATGAACATGCCATCTTTAGTGTATATGCAGATTATGCTGACAGTAAAGTCAATGGATATGGCCCCAATATAGGGGCTGAATTTGGTTATTCTGGATTTGTGGAAGCCAAGGTTGGATTTGAAACGTTTCCACAATTGTATGGTGGCTATATAGATGTACATGGTGCAATAGGATTTAAAATGGTACACGGCCTTTGGGAACAATGGAATTATTATGCTGGTATTCGTGCCATAGTGGTATGGCGCGGTGGAGAAGGCGCGTGGAGAGCCCAGCCAGGCATTGAAGGACAAATAACGTATGACCTCAATGACTGGTTTGGGATTGGACTTCGTGGAACCTATGATAAACGCTATGATATGGAAATATTTGATTGGCCTGTAAAAAATGTGGCCAGTGCATATTTGATAATAATATTTAAGCTTAAAAGACAATAAAGATGGAAGAAGAATTTGAAATGCCTACACCCTGTCAAAAATGCGGTGAAATATTTGACCTGAATGATGGCACAGGTTCAGTTAAATGGTTTCCAAACACTGTAATTTGTCAAAAATGCGGTGATGAGGAAGAAAAAGAAATTGAACGAGATGAGGAAATTGAGGACTTAAAAAGCCAAATTGATGATGCAAATTACACCATCAAAGAAGCTCGTTCAAGATTAATGGAATTAGGCGTAGATGTTCCTTCTTTAAGAGTTCATACACCTGATTATTAAAGGTGCGGTGGCAGGGATAAATTATTTCTGCTAACGTTAAAATATATGATTAGTAGTCGTAAATAAGCGACTAAATATCGAATTAAAACTAAGTTATTAAACACTTAATAGCCTTTAAAATAAGCACGACACAGGCTATTAATTATATATAGTGTTGTGAAACGTTTTTTATGAGAACTTACAAAAATGAATTAGAAGTAATTGCAAACGATTTACTTACTCAAAATGCAGAAGCAAAAGGTAATGAAAACAAGCCGAATTATACTAACAGAGAATTTATGAATGCTGTTATTATTTTCCAAACTGCATTAATGGATAAAATGTATGATAACCAAGACTATGACAAAATGGATGTTGAAAATCGTTTTAAAATGGCTGAGAGTTGCGGATTAGATTTACGCAAATTAATACACACTTACACAGGTTTAGATACTCATAAATTCGAGGACTTTCTGTAAATGTTGCACAACGTAAAGTATAAGGTGAGAAGCCACACCTGAAATTTGGCTATTAAACACAAACCTTAGATGGCTTTTCACTTTATACAGTGTTACCCATCTTTTAAAAATGGCGGACAAATGAAAGCTAAATATGAACAAATTGATGGAGTTGGTTATCTCACTTTTAAAGTAACCGAAGAAATGGGATTGATGAAATTGCCTGTAATTACTAAAAGAATAAGGCAAGGAACAAATGCTTGGACTTGGAATGGTGATTTGGATAAGCCAACATTAAGACCAAGCGTAAGAACTGGTTATTACAACGGCAAAGAAATGACGGAAATACATTATTGGCTTAATGACGGAATAGCTGATTGCTTGGGCGACTGCAAAGACGGAAATGCTGGTAAGAAACTACCTTTATTAGAACTCGAATAGTAGCCATTTTTTATTGTGGGTAACGTTTACGGGTATGTTGTCGGTTTTTTACGGAATAAATAAAATATAATTATGAAAACAACAAGTGAAGTATTTAAAGAAGTGCTGATAGAATTAGGTTTTGCAGGATATAAACCAAGCCAAATGACTAACAGCGATTATTGGTTATGCACTACAACTGCTATGGAACGGTATGCTAAATTAGTAAAAAACTGCAATATACCCGATGTTAGCAAATCGTTGCCGATTAAGAAATACGAAATTGATTTTGACGGCAATGTATTGGCAGGGATAGAAATATCTGAAAACACACCGAAAGTATTTGGGGCAATGAATGGTTACGGCAATGGTATTAGTATCGAAAATATCAAAATTACCGAGAAGTAAGGCAATGTTTGGTAACAAGTGGATATATATACCATTACACTATATTAACAAATAAATTGAAATTATGATTTGGATATGTAAATGGTTCAAAAAAAGAACTAAAAAAAAAATTATGGTTGTTGAAACTAATATCGAGGAAATGACAATATCGGAGCTTGTTTTCTGTCTTGAAGTTAATTCATATAGAAGAAAGCTTGGTCTAAATGAGCTTGAGCTTAATGGACATTTATTGACTTTAGCCAAACATAGAATGGCTTATTGGACAACAAACGATATTAAAAAAAATTTGCATTTTGAATTTTTTGGAGACAGAAAACCATATCTTGAAAACGGATTCAAATTGGTTTTGGAGCTTGCCAATTATGGCATTGTCAATGATTTTGAGTCTTTCAAAAAAAGCCCCGAACATAATGAAGGGATATTGATTAAAGAACTCAAATATATTGCAGTATCGATGAAAGGAAATTGGTGCTGTGTAATCCTTGGTTATTAAAAAAACTTATTTTAAGCCCTTTTAACGCGTTTTATTATTTTTAGATACTAGACCATCAAAATAAAGAGAAGTCTTTAAAACGCTATATATCTACAATAAGCCAGACCTGTTTTTGTATAATCCTAAAACAGATAAATTATGGAATCAAAAATCGATTTAAAAAAAAGTATTGAAAATTATCATTCTGATAGTTTTTATTTGATAAGTCCGGATGGATTTTCAATAGCTCATGAAAAACAAAACAAAGAAAATACATAACCATGAATCTTAATGTAATAATACCTGAAAAATGGAACCCTGAATGCAAAAAATCTTTTAATAAATGGATTAACAGGGTACATACCGAGGTTAAAAAAAAGAAAATTAAAAAATCATGATTGAATATAAAACCGATTTACCACAATTTCATTTGGTAAAAGAAAAATCTGATTTTAAACGTGTAAAAATAACATGTTCAAGAGATGCTGCAGAATATGCCCATAATTTTTACGGGTTTGATATAGAATTATTTGAAAGCTTTTTTATCATGCTTTTAAACAATTCAAACAATACCATTGGTTATGTAAAAATATCTCAAGGTGGTATTGTTGGAACTATCGTTGATGTTAGGATTGTTGCAAAATATGCTGTGGAATCTTTGTCAACTGGAATTATTTTGGTACACAATCATCCAAGTGGAAATTTAAAACCAAGCCAACCAGATATTGACCTTACCAAAAAAATAAAAGAAGGTTTAAAAATACTGGATGTAACTGTTTTGGATCATATAATAATAATTCCAATTGAAAAAAACGAAAATATAAAATATACCAGTCTTTGTGATGATGGATTAATGTAAAAATATTTGATATGATAACAAACGCTATTAATACAGTAATAAATTATAATTATTTCTGTATGAATTACAGTCATAAATTTATTCACGAATGTTGGAAAGGGAATGATGTTCTCATACAACATCTTGAAATGAAATTCAATGATATTTATTTAAGAAGAGGAACTGCAACAATGCCGTTCTTTTTTGTAGAATTGGACAGGGAAAATCAAAAAAAATTGACCAAGTGGATTAATGAAAATCATGTAGCATTTAAAGAACTTGAATTATGAAAAAAACATTTAATTATGTTGAAATAACCCTTGGTATCGTAGAGGCTGAAGATCTTGAAGATGCTATGGCTGTTGTTGAACATGGGTTTGGACCCAATATTGGACACACTACATATGAAGTGTTTAATCCTGATGATGATCCAAAATTTTGGGGAAACCTAGAGATTGATACTGTAAAGGAACTTAAATCCAAAATCGAAAAATTATGAGTGTTTATGAAATAATAACTGACGAAATAATTAAAAGACTTGAATCTGGTGTTGTTCCTTGGCAAAAGCCTGTAAGAGGAATGATATTGCCACCAATGAATTTCAAATCAAAAAAACGTTATCGTGGTGTCAATTGCCTTTTGTTGTCAAATAAAGAATCTATGAGCCCTTATTGGCTTACATATAACCAAGCCAAGGAACTTGATGGTGAAATTACAAAAGGAAGTAAGGGAACCCGTATAGTTTTTTCGAAATTGATTGAAAAAGAAAAAAATAATGAAATTGTTAAGGTTCCGATATTTAGATATTCATACGTTTTTAATCTTAATCAAATTAAAAACATAGAATGTCCATATAAAAAAGAGTTGGACAGTTTTGGTGATTTTGAATATATTGAAAATTGTCAAAATTTGTTATCAAGATTGGATGAAGAGAAAAAAATTCCTAAAATTGAGGAAGTTTATGACAAAAGAATTGCTTGTTATAATGTCAGCAAGGATATTATTTTTACTATTCCTAAAAAACATTATGTTACTTCCGAAAAATATTATTCGGTAATGTTTCATGAGATTATTCATTCAACAGGACATCTTTCAAGATTAAATAGAATAACCTTGACAGAAAATAAAGACGAAAATTATGCCAAAGAAGAATTGGTGGCAGAAATAGGCGCTTCTTTTTTGTGCGGTGTTACCGGTATTATAACTGATACTATTGAAAATAGTTCTGCATATATTGATAATTGGTTGAAAAGAATCAGGAATGATAAAACTTTAGTTATAACAGCAGCCAGTAAAGCACAGGAAGCCGTTGATTGGCTTAATGTTTATGATGATTCTATTGATAGTGAAATATTAATACAAGGTGAAAGAAATGGATAAAAGAGAGCTTAAATATATTGGAATTGACTTTTGGTCAAAACCGATGTTTAAGGACAATAAAGGATTTTATTTCTGTTGTCTTAACAAATTGTTCAAAGATGGAGCGTCTTTTGAAGAAGTTACAAAAACGGTTACTGAAAAAGACATTGTTTATCACGGAACGAATTATGATGATGACTCTATGGGCACTCCCCTTAAACCTGAAAGGATAAAATTTGTTAAGGATTTTACCGAAAACAACGGGTTTAATAAAGAATAAAGTGGATAGATTTTATGGAATATGAAAAGATAATATTATTTGAATTTGAATGTTCCTGTACAAACATTTCTAAAAAGAAATGGGATATGCTTATGTTTGATGCCAAAAAAGCAAATGGCCCAAAAATAAGGAAATTGATCAAAAAACATATCCCCGAACTTTATTATGACCTTGGATTGGAATTTTATAATCCTTATGAAGAACATTCAAAAAAGACAAAAACACATTTGATTTACCTTCATTCTGGTATAGAATATTTTTTTAGGTATCAAATGGGTTAAAATCCTAAATTAGTTCTTGCAAATGTTTTCCAAGTAGCTATGGTATATGCTGCATTAGTTCCATCCACAACATTAGCACCAATCGGTTGTGATGGCCAATTTTGATGTACTTGTTCTTGTGGTGCAATGTTCACAATTTTGATTACACTATTTTTTTCGAGTTCTGAAACATCATAATAAACAAGTCTTTTTGGTGTTTCTGCAATTGTTTCAAGTGTAACAGTATCATGCATAACAAGTGCTTGGTTTATAAGTTCGATTTTAATGGCCATGATGTTAAAATTTTGATTTGAACAAATTTAATTAAAAATAATTAATTCAATGAAAAAGACAATAAAAGTAATGGCATCTATAAAATATCTTAACGGTGGATGTCAAGTGCTTAATCTTAAATTTAAAGACGAAAAAGCCTATAATGATTGGTTTGACAAACATAATCGTGACCATCGTAACGGCAAAATAATAGGCGTGATAAAAACTTGATATTATGACAACACATATTCATTGGGAACAAGCAGTAACGCAGTTCAAACATCAAAAAGAAGAAGATTTGGTGGAAGCCAAACGTATCATTGAGGAAATAGAACGTTCAAATTTTGAGGTTCTGGACTCAAATGATGTACACTGGTATGCTTCAACATTGAACGAATTGGTTGAACGTGTAGATGAAAACGGAAAACCAAATCCTTATACAGCAAATGAAATCAGAAGAATAAATATGAAGGCCAAAGGCTTGAATTCTTTTGATTTTATGCATACTTTTATCGATGATGAAACAGATGATATTATCGATTTTTATTAACTTTTAATTTTTTATTAACTAAATTTTTTTATTATGACAAAAGTAGATTATCTCGACATGAGGGGCTTTGACCCTGATGATTGGACAGTAATGAAAAAGGAAGAAGCTTCTTTCTTTCTCGACAAAAAAGGGGCAGTAAACATGATGTATGACATTAAAGAACGAAAAGCCATTGAGGTTTTTGGGGATAATGCATATATCGTGAATATCAAATGGACTGAAAAATATAAATCAGAAAGCCCAGGTGTTACTGAAAAACCTTTAACAGTTCCACCAGTACCTCAAGCACCATCCGTACAAACGGTTTCAAAGATTCCTGAAGTTCCAAAAGTTCCTGAAGTTCCTAAATCTGATCTTCCTAAAAAAAGCGGATTGCTTATTGCTAGAACATCTAAGCTTTTAAAAGAGGGATGGATTGATTCAGGTATTAGTATGGATCTTATTGGTGAATCCAATGAGGTATTAAAAACATTGTTTTATAAAGACATTGAAGATATGTCCAACGATCAATGGGATGAATATTTTATTGTTAAACAGGCTTCCGATGATCTGAACGTCAACCTCGAAATGATTGATGAAGCTCAAATCAATCGTGAAGACAAAAGGGATTTGCCTTGGGAGAATTTCTTGTGTGATAAATATAATAACACAGGAGAGGCTTGTAATGAACAATGTGATTTTTGCAAAAATGCCGAAGCAAAATTTGCAGTTTCCTTGTGTTCATCAAGTGTTTCATTTTTTGCTAATGAAACACTTGATGAACACAAGGAAACTGCAAAACAGAAGATTGAAAAAATCGTTGAAGCTTCCGGTGTTCCTAAAGAGAATATCATTATTGCTTCTGTTCCAAAAACAGAAGCTTTTAAGCCACAAAATATAGATAGTGGCAAAATAAAGCTTCGTACTTCACTTTTGTTGGGTGCTGGAATGGAACTTTCTGACGACAACTCAAATGTTTGGTGTGGTGGTCTTAAGATTGATATCAAAGATTTGGGTGATTTGTCATTTGATGACTTTTCGAATGTTCTGGAGCATGCAAAAGACTTGGTTTTTAAAGCAAAACAAAGTGAGTCCAAACAAAAAAAGGAATCTTCTAATGTTCCACTTAATGATGATGGTTCGGTCAATACGTCCGAAATGGAAGAGGCCGATGCCAGAGAAGCTATTATTGAACATCAAAAAACAGTAAGTGGTCCGGACGGAAAAGGAAAAGCCGTTGGAACCCTGACTGCGAAAAAATCTGCTAATATTGAAGACAAGTCCAATGTTGAAACAATCGAAAAGGAAGAACCTATTAAGGAAGAAGTAGTGGAAGAAAATAAAACCTCTACTAAAACAAAAAAATTTAAAAAAGAAAAAATAAAAGAGGTTTCAGGTTCTGCCAGTTTACCTATTGTAGTTGCTTCGGAAGAAATGACTGAACAATTGATTCTTGTTGATAACATAGTAAAAACGTGTGTTACATTTAAAAACACGGCTTTTGCAATTGTTTCAATAAAAGAAATATTGGAGCTTGATGATGTTCCAGAAAGCAAATTGGAAAAAATCAATCTTTTAATTCAAAACCTTAAATAATGGAAACAACAAGTAGATTTAAAAATGTCATTGAAACGCACCTAAAATTTAGGGCGTTTCAAGACCCTTTGTTTGCAAAATCCTTAAAAAAGGAAAATAAAAATATCGATGATTGTGTTAAATACATATTGAACACTGTCAAAAACAGTGGTGTAAATGGTTTCGATGATAATGATTAAACTTGAAAATCAATTTGATAAACTTTAAAATTATGGCAAATAACAAGAAACAATATCGGGTTACTTGGATTATAGAACTCGATGCATATAATGAATTGGATGCCGCACAACTGGCTCTTGAAATACAAAGAGATTCAGGAAGTGAAGCGTTAAATTTTGAGGTAACCGAACTTGGGGCTGGAAACCTTGTCCATGTTGATTTAAATGGATGATAAAAAGCCATTGATTCCACCAGTACCAAGAAGTCCTGTTCCAGGGCCACCCGAAACAACGGTGTTTAAAAGTTCTATTGTTAGTTTTGGCCCTGATAAGGCTGTGCCTCAAGCAACAGAACTGGAACAAGTAATTCTTGGTGCGCTGATGATTGATAGAAAAGCCATCGATGAAGTTGTCAACCTTTTAAAACCCGAATATTTTTATTTGGATATTCATAAAACAATATTCGAAGCAATCCATTTGGTTTTTAATGACAATATAGGTGTTGATTTGTTGACCGTTTCTGAACGTCTGAAACGTATGAACAAATTGGCAACAATAGGTGGTGATTATTATCTTATATCATTGACGCAAAGAGTGTCCTCTTCGGCCCATATAGAATTTCATTCAAGGATTGTAATCCAAAAATATGTATTGAGGTTCTTAATCAAAATGTCTTATGATGTTGTTGATAAATCATATCATCATGATCCGGACATATTTGATTTAATAGATGGTATTGAGAATGATTTGGCCAATCTTCAAAGCAATGTGATTCGTTCCGGTGGTTCTTCTTATAGTGATGCCAAAACAGAACTATATGAAAAAACAAAAGCCGTGGAAGCTGGAGAGCCTCCGGGCATATTTACGGGATTGTGGGAATTTGATGATTGGTGTGGTGGTTTCCAAAAACGGGAACTTATTACTATTGCAGCAAGACCTGGAATGGGTAAAACTACAGCTATATTGTCAATATGCGCAAAGGCTTCTTTTGATAAAAATATCCCTGTTGCATTTTTCAGTCTTGAAATGGCTGAAGCAGATTTAAAGGCTAGACTGGCCGCTCGCGGATTGCAAATAGACTATGAAAAAATAAGACAGGGAAAATTGGAAGCTTCAGATCTTCATAAAGTCATAGCTTATTATGATTTCATAGATAAAAGCAAGTTGACAATTGTTGATAGAATCAATAGACATCAGATTATTATCAAGAAAATACGTGATTTGGTACAAAGGAACGGTGTCAAAATGGTTGTTATTGACTACGTTCAATTAATCAAATTGTCCGAGGTTGGTTCAGGTGATAGAACTGGTGAATTGAATGTGATTACGAGAGATTTGAAGGCATTGGCAAACGAGCTTAACATTCCTATTATAATTGTGGCTCAATTAAGTAGGGGTGTTGATAACAGAAGTAGCAAAAGACCAATATTGTCAGATTTGAAACAATCAGGTTCAATTGAAGAGGATTCTGATACTGTAATCTTTTTGTTGAGAATGGCTTATTATGAACAAGAGTTGGGAAAATTGTTGCCGCCACATATTATTGGCAAAACAGAGTTTATAGTTGCAAAAGGCCGGCATATAGGTGTTAGAAATTTTTGGACATATTTAGACTTTAATAATTATGATTTTCGAAGTGAATAATATATATTTGTTATATATATATAACATTTAATATGAACAAACAAGATTTAATTAAAAAAGTCTCCACGCTAACAGGTTATAGCGAGGAAATCGTTAAAAACATTATTAACGAAACTATTGATTCCATTAAGGATAACCTTTATTTTGGAATAGATGTTCACATTATGGGTTTCTTAAGCCTTGTTCTTGTAAAGAAAAAAGCTTCTATACTTAGAAATCCAAAAACGGGAGAAAAGGTCATGAAACCAAAACGATATGACGTTAAAATAACACTTTCCCGTATTTTCAGAAAAAAAATTGAAAGCAAAACCGTTTATTGATGTTTAATCCCAGAAGTAATTTTAAACCGGTTCCAAAATATTACATAAAAAATATATTGGATGATGAAATCTTTAATAGCGATGCTTTCAACAAACACGTAAAACAAGTTTCACTTAATATAAATATGGATGAAAAAACAGTAAAAAAAGTATTAGTAAGTTATTTTATGAACATAGCGTTCGTACTTAACACCGTTAGAAAAATTAAAACAAAGATTAACGTACTTGGTTTCTTTTCCCTGATTGTTAGGGATGGATATCTTTACAAAAAAAAAATTAAATCATGAGTAAGTTTACAGCCCCTGTGGGCGATTCAAAGAAAATTGAAAATGTGGAATTGATACCTAGGGGTTTTCAATTATGTACATTTTATGCACTTGTTGATATTGGAACTCAAAAGACAAATTTTGGTGATAAACACCAAGTTAAATTGTCATTTGAATTTCCACAACATTATCGTAAGTTTTACGAAGATAGGGATCCGCAACCAGCATCAATATTTTGTACGGAAACATTGAGCATGAACAAGGAAAGCAATTTGCGAAAGAAATATGTTCAGCCAATGGCCGGAAAGGTGATGACAGATGAAGAAGCTGAAAATTTTGATATTTCCATATTGCTTGGAAAAAGCTATGTTGCCACGGTTTCACATTCTCCCGATGGTAAATGGGCAAACATAGATTCCATTGTTCCATTGGATTCAAATAACTGTAAAATGTTTGGTGTAAGTCCTCAAGGTGTACAATCAATAAATAGCATTGAATTTTTTCATCTTTCTGAAGGATTTGATTCCATGGCGTTTGGACATTTAAACAATTATTTCAGAGATCTTGTCATTGGTTCAGAAGAAGGAAGAAAATATGCTGCTTCTGGTGGAAAATTCCATGATAAGATAGATTCTAGTGGACAGCAATCACAAACTTCTGTTGCTGGACCACCGAGTTCTTTAAAGGTTCAAATGAATCCAGGATCAGCTCCTTATGAAGCAATGATTGCTGCTGGATGGATAGATAAACTTTTAGTGGAACATGGACACGCAAAATGGATTGAGGCTGTTGCGCCTCCAGTTGTTTCTCCGCCACCTTCAGTTCCATCAACTCCGACGGCTACTCCGCCACCTGTTGTTAAGAAACTTGTTTTTAAAGATCCAGGCGCCGCTCCTTTAGAGGATTGGATTAAAAATGGTTGGACTGAAGAAAAAATAGTTTCTGAAGGATATGCGACTTTTCAATAGGAACCATTGTTGAGCAACGCAATGTGGTTCCAATTGTTCTCAAAATTCCTGTAAAGGAGAAAGAGGAAGAAGTTGTAACTATCTTTGATGGTGGTCCACATCTTGGTGATGAAGATGACTTGCCTTTTTAATGCATCAGTTTATTTGTATTGTTCAAGAGGGAAAAATAGTACCTCTTGAACATTCCAAAAAAAAGTTTTTCAATAAGCTTATCAATAGTTATTCAGACTTAAATAAAAAGTTTAAGGTAACTATTGAAAATATTGAAAAAAATATTAATGAAAGTCAAATTTCTTTATACAGGGCTTTTATAATCAAATCATCGGAACATTTTGGGGTTTCATATAATGAAATGCAAAAAATGTTGATGGTTTATTGGCCTTTGGATTTGAGTTCGTCTGTTTTAGAGGTTAAATATAAAGATGTTGATAAGTGGAGCAATGAGGATCTTGATTTATTTATAACAAAAGCCTCTTCGCATTTAGGCGAATATGGCTTTAAATTCGAATGATATGCTATACATAATAGTGGCACAAGCCGCGAGAATGGCCGTAATATGGACGGTGAACGCAACGACCAGAAAGGTCTTGAAAACAATAGCCATAGGGTCAATTACATTTTATCTTGTAAAAAGGTATAAATTTTTAAAACAGCGAGATGAAAGAAGAAACCTTCACACTAACAAGTAGTCAAGAAGTTTTACGTGAAAAACTTAAAGCATTTTTAGATAGTACTGAACGTATGTTTCTTTTGATTGGAAAGCCAGGTGTCGGAAAAACCACAATGACAAAAATTGTTCTTGAAAAACTTATAACACTTGATCGTGAAAATAAGTTGACAGGAGTAAATGCGAATGTAGTTGGAATTGCTTTGGCACATCAGGCAAAAAATGTGCTTGGTGAACATATTCCCAATGTATATACTTTTGCAAGTGCTTATGGCATGAAAGAGACATTTCTGGAAAACGGTGCAAGAGTGTTTGAATATAATAAATATCAAAAGGATATTCCTATTGGAGAATGTTGTATTCCGGTATTTGTACATGATGAAGTTTCTCAATATACAGAAGAAATGTTGAAAATTGTCCTTGAAAAAACACCCATATTCAGTAAAATAATATTGATGGGCGACAAAGGGCAGTTGCCACCAATAGATTTTCGAAATGAAAGAAATGACAATGATAGTCCTGTCTTTGATTTAGATCTTCCTGAAGAGTGTAAACATGAGCTAACAGAACGCGTCAGACAAAGTGAAGGAAATCCAATATTGGATCTTTCTGATATGATACGTGAAGAAATATTTGGAAATCAAAATATAAATAAGGTATTAAAAACAATATCAAGTCCAAGTCTAAATAATGGTCATGGGTTTGATTTTATTCCTTATTCCAAATTGAACGAACATATTGAAAAGAAAAATAAGTTGAACACTAGGGTCATTGCCTTTAGAAAAAAGACGGTTGAATATTTCAATATTTCAATAAGGAATTTTGTTCTTGACAATCCAAAAGAAATGTTCATAAAAGGTGATATTGTTTGTATGCTTGATAATTATTATCATATGGAAGCTGAAAACATAGTTACCTATATTTTGCACAATTCAGATATTTTCAGGCTTACAAAAGTCCATAAAAGGTATCAGAAATTCAGCGATAATCACAAAATGCACAAAATAGAAGTTTATATTGGAAATATCGATAGTCAAAAAGACAAACAATTGATTGTTCCAACAAAAGAGGGTCAAAAAGAGGTTGACAAAATATTGTTGGAGCTTGCTGCAAAATGTCGTGAGAAAAAAGCAAAATGGGTGGATTTTTGGGACTTTAAAAAACACTTTTGTATTTGTACCTATGGATATGCTGTAACGGCCTACAAATCGCAGGGGAGTACTTATGACAGTGTTTATGTAGATATCAATGACATATTATTGACATTACCGTTAACACCAAAAAGAAAGCTTCAAACGATTTATACTGCCATTACAAGAGCCAGGGAAAATGTTTATTTTCTAAAATCGAAAATATGATGGGAGATTCATATTTGGAAAGCAAGAATAAAAGTATTGATTTTTCAAAAACAATGTACCATTTTACAATTATACTTTACACAAAAAAGTTTTACAGAAATAAAATTAAAGAGTTTAAAAATAAATTAGAAAATCATGGAAAGAGCGAAATTTACAGCTCCGGTCAATAATTATGAACAAGTCAATTTTTCCAAAAAGAAAATTGATAAGGTTGCCTTGATTGATGCCGATAGATATAAGCATCTTGTTACATATCGTATGTGGCAAAAGCTTATGGATGAAGGAGAGCCGCACACGACCTCAATGTTAAATGAAATCATTGATAGATATTTATCAAATGACATATTTAGTTTATTTGAAGCTAAAGCCTACATATTTTGTTTTAGCGCACCATCTGGATTGGTTTTTAGAAATGCCATTGCACAAGCAAAAAAATATAAAGGTGGAAGAGCCAAGGACGATCCTTATTTCTATACCAATAAATATGAAGACATGGCTTATGTCTATGAGTATATAAATGAGAGATATCATACTTTGTTTTTTGAAGATCTTGAGGCTGATGATATTTTATCGATGCTTCAATGTGAAAATACTTTTATATTCTCACACGACAAAGACTTAAAACAGGTTCCGGGCTGGCATTGGGATATATTGAAATATGATCTTGTAATCATTTCCGAAGAAGAAGGATTTAAAAATCTTTTATATCAGATATTACAGGGCGATAGCACAGATAATATTTCTGGCCTTCAGGGGTTTGGTGAAAAAGCCCTTGAAAAATTTAAGACTGATATAGATGGTCCTTCAATAAAGGCCGAGCATCTTGTTTACCATATCATGAAGCTTTATACTGATAGATATGGTATATTAAAAGGTTTTGATACATTTGTTGAAATGTGGAGTTTGGTTTCACTAAGACTTGATCGGGGAGCTTATAACCGGGATAAATATGCGACTGCATTTTATCTGATTGAAAAACTTTGTAAAGATGCAAATAACAGCGGAGATATCGATAGCACTAATGTTTAGGATTGCAGAGCTTTATCCTAAAAACATTATTTATATGCCTATTGAAGATAGACGTGAAAACGGTGATGTTTATTGGGATTGTGCTATTTGTGAATGGCACAATGATTTTGTTGGAGAAACCGTTTATGCCTTTGAAAAATATCTTCATCCTTCAAGAGAAACGGCTTTAAATGAAATGGATGTCTTTGTTAAATATATTGTTGATACAGTAAAAATAATGTCAAATTAAATTTATGAAATTAACCAAATATCATAAAGATGTTTTTTTTGCTAAAATCTGTCCTTATTGTAAATCCAGTACAATTAATGTTCCTGAAAAATATATTTATGGAAAAACCTATAATAAAAAATTGATTAAATGTCTTATTATTAACTTTAATATTTAAAATCATGAAAACAAAAACAGAAGAAGAAGTTCAAGAGGTTGTAATATTGACCGAAGAACAAATTGAATCGCTTCCAAAAGAAGTAAAGGAGAATGTTGTGTTTCTTACAGAAAAAGTAAATACTACAGATTTAGCTAAATTAAATCCAGTTGTTACTGAATTGATTGGCATTAGAGAGGATGGTGAAAATTTAAAATTTATTCCTGCCGATAAAGATGGAAATTTTGATAAAGACAACATACAGTCTTTTGTTGATGTAAAAAAACGGGTAAGATCATTTAGGGCTCGTGTTAAAGATGTTGCCAAACAAATGAAGGAAGAACCGGCAAAAATAACCAAGGCTATTATTGCTATTGAAAAAACCTTCATTGACGAAGCTACTGTTGTTTATGATAATGCTGAAAAGGAATTTGATGTATATATTAAGGCAGAGGACGAAAAAGCCAAAGCCAAACAGGAAGCTAAAAACAAAGCCTTGTTAGATGCTGTAGATGAAGCTTCAAAAGCCAAAGAAGAGGCGAATTTAAAACTTAAAGTTTCGGAAATATATAATAAAATCAAATATGATATTATTACAAAATCTATTGTTGAAAATGTAAGCGAAGCTCTTTTGAATGCCAATGAAGCTCGTTTAAAAGAACTCAATGAAGAAATCAATAAAACTTCTTATTCTTCAATTGTTGAGGATATTGATATTTCTATATTGGCACAGGAAGTACGTGTTGAACTTCAGGAATTTTATTTAACAGCTAGAAGTAGGTCAATAAAATTGATAAATGAAAAATTGGCCGCAATTGCTATTGAAAAAAAGAATGTGCTTTTAGAAAATGAAAACGCTAAATTTGTTTCACATAGCTCGGCTGTTCCAAATTTACCTCCTGTTCAGGAAAAAGAGCCTTCCATGGTTGATCCATTGAATGATATTGATCAATGGCCCGACAATGTTTTTATTGATTATATTTTTAAAGAGGCAAATAAATTGTTATTTTTAACGAGTGATAGGATTCAGAAGAAACCTCATTCCAATCCAAAAATCTACGATTTACGAAACCTACTTTATAGATTTAAACAATAAACTATGATAGCAATTAAATTTCCAGCCTTACATAAGGCTCTTATGAAAAATGTAAAAGATTTGGACGAAGATGATCCTAGAAAAGGGATTATTGTTTTGAACGACAACGCCATTGTGTTTTCGGATCATTTTTGTCTTGTCTGTAATCTCTTCGATTTTTTTACCATTGAATCAGGAATTGAAGATGATAAAGAAATCGAAGAACTGAAGCGTATTTTGTTCTTTATGGATGGCCAGATATTCAGTCAGGAATTTTGGACCGAAATAACTAAGTTTTCACATATGAAAATAGACAAGGGAAGTCTTTATATTGAAAACCCAAAATATTCAAAAGATTTGCATCAAAAAGAATTGGATGTTAATTTCATTGAACCATTAAGCAAACTAAATAATGTTTCCAATCAAGGGATAAATAGTGTTGAGGCCATTGCTTTGCCATTTGGTGCCTTGAAATCCATTTATGATACTTTATCTTCAGAATTTAAAAATGATTTGATAGTTCTTGAATTTACAGGTCAGGATATGCCAGTAAAATTTACATTCAGAAAACGAAAACATTTTTATGGCTTTATAAGCCCACACTATGATTCTGCACAGGAAGGCTTCAAGTTTGAACTGTTGGAAGAGTTGATTGTTTCCACGGAAAAAATGCTCAATGACCTTAAAGAAGAGGAAAAAAATAAAGTTATTCCACCACCTCCAGTTTTTGAAACTGTTGAAGTTGAAGAGAGCAACACAAATCAATTAAATATAATAGTTTGATGGCCTTTAAAGCACCTACCAATACCACCGAAAACCCTTATGAAATGTATTTCCGGTGGTATTGTGATGATTTGATAAAACATGGTTATTTGGAAAGTTTCGAGCGTGAAGCTGAAAAATTTAGAGTATTGCCAAAGGTGGATTATAAAAGGGAAAAACACCTTAAAACGAAGGAAAATGGTTTTGAAACAATAAGTCTTTTTCCTGAAACGAATTATACCTATGATTTTAGGTTGATATGGTCAGAAAAAGCTTTGTACATATTTACAGAGCCCATAGAGTTTGATGGTTTTTTTGTTTTTGGACATCCACCGTTTGTTTCCAATTGGATTGAAATCAATGGCGTTGTAAAAATGGTTTCATACATTGATGTGAAACCACATTATAAAGCCGTTGAGTTTGGTGGTGGAAAAATGAAATCCTATTATACTTTTCCATTTATTCAGAAGTATTTATATATGACCAAGGGTCTATATATAAACAAAACAATTCCTATACATACGGGCAAACATGGTATTTCAACGTGTCTTTTTGCCTCAACTTTTACTCCTACTAGATATGTATATACTGATAAATCTGGAGAAGAACGAAAAATTCCTTTTAGAAAAAAAGGTATTCTTGCTTATTGTGAGCAGAAATCAAAAATAGTTGATGAATTGCTATTTATAAAAAAGAATAAATCAACACAAGTTACATTATTATAAATAATCAAAGAGCCAATCGAACGAGTCTAATAAGTTTAAAATTATAACATAAGATCTTATTAGGGTTGGCTCTTTTTAATTTTAATGAAATATGGTTAAAATAAAATATTGTTGGACTTGGAGCTTGTCAGAATGTAAAAAACGTAAGGAAGAATTAAAATCCAAAAAACCTTATATTGGGTTTTGGAGTGATTTATATGATATAGAAGGGAACGAATATTTTTTAAAAAAAATATTCTTAAAACCTTTATGATATGATTAAAAAATGTAATAAGTGTGGATGTACCGAAAATAATTCGTGCATTCAAAAGGTATGAGTCTTTTCTCCAAGGATGCCCACTATTGGAGCCTTGTCAAGAATATTGGCTCCCAATTAATAGCAATCCTATTTAACGAAAAAGCCACTCTGATAAAAGTGGCTTTTAATTTAGATATCTTATAAAGCTATAGAAAAAGGCTATATACCCGATCAATTCAATGATTGGGTTATGTAATCAATAAAAACCATTGATAAGATTTTTTGTTGTTTGTAGTGCTGCAGGAACCATTTTGCTTGTAAGTTTTGGGTAGTTCCAATAATAATTGGTATCCCAGAACAAATCATTGGCCGTATTGTTTTCCATCATTAAAGCAAGAATAGACGCCATTCCAACTCCTTTAAGTCCACTGTCAAGTCTTTGGCGCTGTTCTTCTGAAAGATTTTTTCTGTAATTGATAAAATCGTTTGGGTTGTTCATTACATAACGAAGCATTTTACCAACGGCAGTCAATGTTCCAATGGTTTCTTTGCCATAAATATTGACGTCTTCTTTAGCAAACCTGTCATGTACCATGGTTGGAATGAATCGACTGAATTGTAACATTGCCGTTCCCCAGGAATATAGTTGAATAGCTCGTTGGTCTGTTGGTTGATATCCTCTACCATGGGATGATTTTACCCTATCTTCGAGTTCTACCAATTTTTCATTGGCAATTTGCATTTCTCCAGTTTTATAATTTCCATGATCATCAAATCTATCCAGTTCTTCTTCAGATAGTAGCCCTAACATATGGACTCTTTGAATCCATTCTTCGGATTTTTTCATTGGCATTAAAGCCAAATCTGCAAATATGCTATCCAATCCATGTTTTTTTTCAATATTTACTTCATCATAAACATTTATTTCCATAAAGTTTAAGTTGCGCAAAATTTTCTGCATGCGCTTATGTCTATCAATGACACCTTGAACCCCACCTTTAAATCCTTTATCAAATCCCCAATACCTCAATTCTCCCTGGATCCATTTTTTCCCACCAAGATCTTTTACGTTATGATATTTGCCAGCAAGTATATTTCCAACGACATATAATCCACCGGTTTTAACGTTGGCACTATATCCAAGAGCATAAAATAAATTCAGTCTTGTAAGTCCTAAAACGACCCTATCAGTGGTTTCTCCTAAAAACGAAGTCTGTCTTTTTCCTTTGCTGAAATAATCTTTCCAAACAGTTTTGATATGAATGTTCATTTGAGGAAGATTATTTTCTTCGTTCCATGCTAAAACTCCATCAATATAGCCTTGTAGTTTTTGCATGCCTTGAAAATTTTTATTTCCATTGACAAAAAGACTGGAATGTATATAGTCTCCAAGAGCCTTGTTTAAATCCATTGACGGCAGTTCTCTTGCTTTTATTGACCTATTGTTGGCAAATCTGTTGATTGCACCAAATCCCAACGCAGTTTCAACAAAAGGAGCGTCTAATAGGATTTTACTTCCATCTTCATTTTTTCCTTCTTTTAAAAGCGTTTTGGCTTTGTTTCTATAATTTCTATATTCCTTTATTTTTTGAAGATCGTTTTTGAAACCTCTCGCAGATTGATATTTATAAAAATCCTCAATCTGTTTAAAGTTGACAAGCTCTCCATTGAATTTCATTTTTATGTCATATACTGCTTGGTCTGGATGTCTTGAGTTTACCATAAGTCCAAGAAGTCCACGATTTGAAAAAACTTCCAATTTTGTCATTGAGGTATGTGGAATATAATCTTTTTCCTCTTTTTTAATGTCATCTGGTTTTAATTCTTCAGTTGTTTTTCTAAAGTAATCATAAAAATCTTTTTCGGCTTTTGATAAAAATCCGTTATTAAAAGCTTTTTCGATTTCATCTATAGGACGTAATCTAAAATTTGTAATCAACCTACCTTGATCGTCCAGCCCTTCTTCTCTTATTACAAGATTTCCATATAATCTATCATAAATTTCCTGTCTGTTTGAAAATAGAGAATCTTTGATTCTTGATAATACATTTTTAAATGTTGTTGTTGCACCATAACCAAGTTTTTCTTTATAAAGGGCATCGGTTATTTTGTTCATGTCTTGAATATATTTTTTATTTTCATTGATAAATTTTTTGTATTCGATTTCCATCAATCTTGCCATGCCTTGACTTGCAGGATGATTTGACGGTATCGTAGATCCAGACATCATATAGGCTTTTATTACATTAATATCTTCAACATTTTCTTTGGCAACAACTCCATTTTTTCTAAAAAGTTCTGATTGTCGACTTGATAGATGTCTGACCAGTTGTTTGACAATAGGAGTAATAATTCCTGAATAAGCATAAACATCACGTTCTCCGAATGTTTTGTACATCTTAAGCAATTGTTCAGAGGTTTTGTTTTCAAGATTCTTTAAAACACCTTTATCTATTAGATTGTTTGCTTTTTGTTTTTCGGCAGTATATTGTTGGTACATATTCAGTCTTATTGCCGGAGAAACGTATGGTTTGAATTCCATTGCCTTTTCATATTCAGATTGGTTCAATGGAATAATGCTTGTAAATTTATCAATATAAAAATCTTCTCTTGCATCAAGTCCTATTTCTTTTTCTTCGGCGTTTCTTCGAATTTTCGCCATGATTTCATCATAATTTATTGATGCTTCAACTAAATAATCTAAATATTCCTTATTTTTTCCTTCATCATAAACAGACCATGGTGTTCCAAGATTTTTATCCTGAATGGTTGAAAGATTGATATCCCCGTTTTCAATAAGATTATTTGGAATTTCTTCAATCTTTGTTTTTGCTATCATAATGACACGTTCTTCTTTTTGTTTTAATGTTCGTTCAGAAGTAACTTGTGCTATTTCTTCAGGTGTAAAATTTTTCATTTCATAAAGCCTTCGGTCTTTTCCTTTTATAACATTGATATAAACCGGTTGGCCTTTTGAGATTTTATCATATAGATTTTCATTTTTTAATATTCTATCTATAACTCCTGATTTGTTGTTGAAATTAAGTTCTTTTTCAAGATATACTTTATGGAAAGGATTGTTTTGTTGCTTTGATGCTCTTAATGCAATAATACGTTCAAGTTCATTTTCAACACTTGGAGAAAGGGCTGTATGTTTGTCCTGAACACTTACTGTTGAATAATGATTGATAAGCCAATTGGTTTCCTTTCCAAAAAAAGGAGCCAATGAAAACGGGCCTTTCCATCCATTTTTGATTAAATCATAAAGAATAAGGTCGTTCCTTAATTCTTCTGGAAGTTCCATAAATTCCTCTTGGGCTCGCTCCCTTTCAATTTCATTAAAACTGTCATTTACAAAAGAGGTGTTTGCTGATATGTATTTTTTTTGCTGTATAGGCCCATCAAGGTTGAGATCTAAAGCTTGTTGAAACAACACGCTATTGTTCAGCATTGTCCAATGTTGTTTTACGTCTTTTGAGTCTTCATTGATTTGGGTGCGCAGATAATCCAGATAAACATTCATTTTATTGAATATTGATTCTTTATTATTTGGATCTGTGCTCATTAAATTCTCAACATATTCAATAGGTTTATTGTTAAGGTTCAACAATCTTGATGTTTTGAATTTTAAAATGTCTTTTGATATAGCTTCAATTTGAGTGGCTGACAAATCATTTCCTATTTTATCTGTTAATGATTTAAGAACTTTTTTGGTGGCATCAGTATAAACCGTATTAAGATCTATTTGCCCCTTTAATGTTTGTCTTGCCACGTAAATATAATGTTGCATATCTGGATTTGACCTGAATTCACTTGTTAATTCAAGTGTTTTATTTTCAGAATCATTTTTGATTACATTATCAAAATCATTGATTTGTTTTTCAAGAACCAATGGATTAACATGTATTTTGTTATGGCCGCCCATTATGGTTGATATTTTTTGGATTTCAGAATTCATGTCTGATAGGTAATCCAAAAGCTCTACAACAGATGATTGGTTTGGTCCAATAATATGGATGTTTGATAATGAAATTTTTAAAGACTTAATTTTGTTTTCTTTTATTTTAAGCCTATTATAAATTTCTTCCTTAATTTTTGATTTTGTTTTGCTTTGATGATATAGACTACTATTGTTTCTATTGAGTTCGCTCCAAAGTTTTGCTGCTGGAGAATTTAATATCAATCCTACTTGTTCCAATGGTATTCCCATGTTGATCATTAAAGCTGCTTGTGAAATGTTATATTCATTGAGCCCAAGATTATCGGCAAATAAATGTTTGGCATTATCAAGTATGATATTGGCTAGAATTGCAGATTGCATATTTCTACTTGCATTGCCTTTTTTATCATCATTGAACGTATCATAAACGACACCATCTATTTTAATTGGTTTTGTGATTTTAACATTGGTAGCGGCTAGAATATTTGCTATTTTATGGATATTAAAAACGGGACCTATACTTCTTTTTGAAACCATTGTATTATTATAGTCAATCATTCTTGCTTTTGGAGAAAATGGTATTGTATAATCTTTATTTGAAGGAAAAACTTTGTTTACATTTTCTATGATTTTTTCAGTTTCTTTTTCGAACAACATTTTGGTTGTAACTTGATCTGCCATTTCAGGAGAGAGCCAATAGTTTGCTATCAAATCAAAAGCTTGGTTCCATTTACCATAATCTTTATAGATTTTTATATTGGTGTTGGCCTTTGTTTGTATAAACAAAGCATCCCCATCATTGTCAGATCCTATGATTTCATTGAATTCTCCAGAAACCATTGTTTGGTTTCCTTGGCCTTGATCAAATCCTAAAACTTCAAACACTCCTGTTGAACTTGGTCCGTGTCCAGGAACGCGAGAAATTATAACACTATCGCCTTTGACATGATATCCAATATGGACATTGTTTTTGTCATATTCTTTTCCAATAAATTTTTCAGCATCTTTTCTATTGACATTATGGCGTTTTTGTGCAAGGTCTAAAGCTGCTTTTTTTAGATCAAGATGTAAATCCAAAATAAAATCTTCTCCTGATTTTGATTTTTGGCTTTTTGCCATACCAGCCTTTGCGTTTTTCATTGCAGCTTGTCCGGCCAAAGTGTTCATGGTCAACAATGTTCTGGCATTGGATTTATCTTCCATGTGTTTTGGAAGTATTATTTCTGCAGCAGTAAGGCTTCCATCACTGTTTTTTGTATAGCCCTTTAACGCACTATTTCCTTTAGCTTGGGTTCTCCATCCCAAATCTGGTTTTTGGTGCGCATAAGTACCAGGGGTAACAAGTTTATTTCCGGCACGTCTTATGGTTTTGGCTAATTGATTTACGACGATTTCATTGATATATGGATGTGCTAAAGAACCATTGTCTTGAAGCATTATTCTTTGAGCTTGGTTCATGTCTTCATAATTCAGACCTTCCTTTATTATTTTTTCATAGTCTTCAATACTTCCTTCCTTGATTTGATCAAGTGTTTTTTGAAGATTGATTTTTTTCTGTTCGGCAATGAGGGATTGTATTTGATTGGCCAATTCAACCTTTCCATTTATTGAAGCGTTGACAATGACCGAATTAATCATTTGAACCGGTGTGTTTACGCGTTCATTTTTTTTGTCCATCAATTGTTGGGGACCGAAATTATAAGCATTAAGACCTAAAAAATTTCCTTTTTTATCATAATAAAGATTATCATAATAAGTCATTGCTTCGTCAATGTTTTCATTTAATGCTTCATGTGAAAAATTATGTTCATTGAATCCATCAGGTATTAAATTGGATTTATCGGATGATTGTGGAATAGCAATTGGAATATGGTTAAATGTGCCATCTGTCAAATCTTCTGAAAGATTTGTTCCAAATTGATCTTGGTGCCATTTTTCATATTTTTCAGATCTTGCATTTAATATTTTATAAAGAGGATGTGTTTTGCCAACTATTGTGGTATAGCCTTTTAAATAGGCTGTTTTACCTTTAAATTTAGGGTTGTCTTTTTCAACACTTGCATTTAAAAACTTAAATCCACCGTTCATATCAAACAATCCCATTCCAAGACGTTGAAACATTTTAGCGTGTTTTTCCAAAATAAACATTCCAGAATCTGTTCCGGCTTTGCTTCCATTGATTATTTCGTCTTGAAAAAATATGGGCTCGATTTTAAGATTTGGATTTTTGACTGACATTACAGGAGAGGAATTCATTTTAAAACGTTTTGCAATATTTTTTCCTTCAATGCCAGGTGCAAACGTATCTATGATATTATATCCATTTACAATATTGTTTATGGTGTATTCCGCAATGGTTTCAACTCCTTCTTTTGTAAGTTTTCCTTTATTATCAAAAAGTGTTTTTGTCAATTCAATTTGCATCAATTCTTTTGCATTTTGTCTAACAAATAGTATTTGATTGTTCATGGCATCCCTGAAAGCATCCCTGAATTTTCTTTTGTTATTGGATGTTTCGTCAGCAAAGCTGTTATTATGGATATTGAATATACTATTGATGACCTCTCCATTTGGATTGAATTGTATGTTTCCATTTTTATAAACAAAGACATCATTGAAATCAATGCGTTTCATGTTCATAAAGAATTTTCTTGGAGAATCAGCAAAGGTTCCAATATTGCCTAAATAACTATTAAGTTTGTTTCCTTTTGCACCTTTTGACGTTTGTAAAAATGTCAACATATCCTCAATGTTCTGTTCAAGTGCAGTACTGTTTTTATAAAGGCTTCCTTTTTGATTGTCAATATCTTCCAATCCATGATATTGTGATATCGTTGGTAGTATTCCGTCTTGGAACTGTTCATAAATATTTACAAGGAATTGATTTGGAACAAAAGATTTTCCAAGTTCTTTTTTGTTTGGATATGATATATGTGAAAATCTGTCCAAAAATTGTTCAAGTGTTGGTTTACCATTTTCATTACCATGTAAAAACGATATGATATTATCGATTTCCTGTGTAAGATGATTGTTGGTAATTCTTACCGGTTCCATGTTCTGTTCTGCGTTTTTAACTGAACTGAAAGGAGAATATTTTCTATTTGTGTTTACTAATGCCTCTATAAGTGGTCTAGCGTTTGCATAAAACACCTGTATTGAGTTTTTATCCAAACTTCCGTCTTCATTTCTATTAAAGGCGATATCCCCTTTTTTGGTTTTATTGAACAATAACTGTTTGTTGATAAATCCTTTTATTAAGGTTTCGATTGGGATATTGATGCCTTTATAAGTAATATAACCATCTTGCTGAAGTTTATGCAATTTCAAATTTCTTGGGGCCAACATTTGCACGACACGCATGATGTCTTTTGATTCTGGTGCTGTGGAATTATAGATTCTGTTTACGGCGGCTTCAAAATTTTTCCATTCAGTTCCAGCATTTCTGTTAGTAAAGGCATATTTCATTCTGGAAAGAACGTTTTCAACAAGAGTTCTATCTTTATTTGAAAGTGAATTTACAAATTCATGCTTTCCATTATTGTTAATGGTATTTCTAAACCCAACAATGTGTTTGGCGTTTGAAAGTACATAGTGCATAGATCCCAATAATTGATATTTGTTGTTTGGAAACATTTTGTCCAAATATCTATTGAAAGCCTGTATTTCTTCATAAGCAGAATTTTCTATTTGGAATATAAATTCATCTGGAGTATTGTTTTCTTTTGCCAAACCATAAATTTCGGATTCAAACAATTCTCTGTCAAATAATTTGAATTTGGCTCTATTGGTTACACTGTCCTTGGTTTCTATAAGATTTTTGGTACGCAATGTTTTATTGTAAACAATACCAAATCGTCTCAAAACTCTTGATGTCGTTTTGACTTTACTGTCAAAATCTTTATCAAAAAACATTTGTCCGTCATTTTCAAGAGCATCATCAACAGCATCAAGTCTATCAATTTCCTCGATTTCTGAATTGAAGGATTCAGGAACAGGATTGTCTATTTGTTGAAGTCTTTTGATATGGATTTTTTCAACTTCCTGACGATATTGGTCATCAAGTTCTTCTGTTCTGGCATCCATTCCAAATCCCGACATATTTACATTTTTGGTTGCTTTTTTGAATTGATCGAGAACAAAGCTTCTTAAATCTCCTTGAGGTACGTTTTCTTCACCGTGCAATTGTTTGAGTATTTTTTCAGAACCATTGCCTTCTTCAATTATAGCTCCTTTTTGGCGCAATAATCCCCACCATTTTTTTACTTCTTTTTGTCTGATGATTTCTTTTCTGGCATTGAAAAGAGAATCTGTCGTTGACGTTAAAGGCTTTTCGAGATATTCGACGAAAATTTCTTCCAAGATGTATTTCTGTTGTGCAAATGGCATTTTTTTGACATCACCTTCAGATATCATTTTTTCCAAAAATCCTTCAAGTTGATTTAGGTCAGCGCCTTCTTGTGCAAAATAATTTAGTAATTGTGATTTCGTAACAGGAATTGAACCATTCGGAACCTTTAATTCATATAACGTATAATCATCATATAATTTTGATATTTTATCAACAAGCTCTTTATTTTTTAAAGCTTCGTTTAAAGCGTTTTGTGTGCCTGGTTCATTTTGGGTCAATTGATAAAAAACATGAGACATTTCATGCATAAATATATTTTCCTGTTCCCAAGCTTTTTCATCAATATATATTGTTCCCAAAAGCGTATGCCCAAGACCTTGTGATCCCATTGCTTCATATAGATTTTTTACAATAATAACTTGTATTGGATCGTTCATATTGGGAAACATTCTTTTCAATTGGTGGTTTATTACCGCCATTTTATGAATGTTGTTTGGACCATATATGTTTTGAAGTGATGATGAATTTAAATAATTGTCAAGTTCATTTGGAGATATTGTTTCTCTATCTTTAATGGTTTTGCTTTTATTGAGCTTTTTGATAAAGTCTTGAGCTTTTTTATAGGATAGGATATTTATTTTTGAAATATTTATTCCTTTTTGTCTTTTATCAAAACCGGCCTTTTTTTCGGTATCTTCAAAGTGTTCAGGTTTTGCATTGAATTTTTTGGCAGCCTCTTCATTTTTTTCTTTTTCGCCCTCTTCAATGGTTTTTCCTTTTTTTGTTTTGGTTGCTTCTTCTTTAATAAATTCAGATTCTTCCTTTGAAAGATTTTTATCTTCTTTTGGAGCGACATTTTCAACAGCTATGGATTCAATAGCTTGATCCAGTTCGCTCATTGCCTTCTTGGATGGCTTCTTGTTCGTTTTATTGGAAATAACGTCATAGCCGTCATCTGTGCGCTTAATGGAGACGTTATGGGTCCTTTCCAGTTCTTTTATATCGTTGTCGCTTAAATTGTCAATGATGCTCGGTTTTTTGTTTTTCTTTTTTTCTGTGCCAAGTGTCAATTTAACAATACGATCGAGAATATCATCTTTATTGGCTTCTTGAATAGATGTTTCTCTTTCAGACAATCCTTCTTTATTGTTCACTCTTTTTGCGATGTCATCTAAAATGTCATCCGGTACAAATCCGCTTTTTTCAAATTCAGAATATATTTCATCATCGATTGATTCAAGATTGCCTTTTGGCTTTTCTTCTTTTTCAATTTCCGATTCTTCCGATTGCTTTTTGGTTTCATCGGTATTTTCAGAAATATCTTCTTCAGATTCAGGCTCTTCTTCTGTTTTTTCTTTTGATTTGAAAACATTGGAAACTTTATCTTTTAAACCTTCAAATAAACTAAGACCTTTATCAACAATTTTATTATAGGCATCTTTTCCAGACTGTTTAAGATTTCCATATTTAAGCTCAATCATTGATGGCGCGTTTTCTTCTCCTTCTTTTGTAAGTGAAAAATAATCTTCTGTGGAAAGTCCACCAATCAACATATTGTTTCCATATTCATCTTTTACAATGTCAATGGTCAATGGAGAGGCTTTTTCTCCGATGATAAGATTTGCCTGATTTTGTTTTGCTTCGGCCAATAACAATGAAGCACCTTTGAGCCTTGAAGCAAAAATGTTTTCTATTTTTGAAATTTGTTTTTCTTTTTGCGCTTCGGTAAGCATGTCATTACTTTTGATTTCCTTGATATTGTCTTCTGCTATTTGTCTAAATTCTTCAATTTGACTTTCTGCATAGGTTTGTTTGGCATTGTTCATCAAAAGCGATTGCAATCCTTTTATATTGAGTTTTTCTCCTTTGGCCTTTACTTCTCTAAAATTTTTGATCATTTCAGCATATATAGGAACTTGTTCTTCAGTGATGTTTCCGCGTTCAACAAGACCGTCCATAAAATCTGAAAAGGCTTCCTCTTTATTGTCAATGACAATATCAGCAATGGTTTTTTGAATATGGTATTTTTGCCATTCCAGTTCTTCTTTTGAACCATGTCCATTGATTATTTCTGTAAGATTGGCTGTTCTGTCATATAGTCTATAATTATCATTTGCTTTTTTATTGAAAAGGCTTTTGATATTGAAAGTTCCACCGGCAAGTGCGCCCATAGCAGCAGAAATAACTTTGGTTGCTTGGTTTTCTTTTGAATTGAAAAACTCAAAAAAATCATTGTGGTATGGCATTTCTTCTCCTGTAATTTCTGCATATGCTCTTTTTTTGGACCATTCCTCAAAACTTTCCTGATACATTTCTTCAATGCCTTCAGGAATTGCTTTTCCAGCAACTCTTCCGAGCCCTTTTATAATTGGAGAAACTTCAAATGAAAATGCCTTTCCTATATTTTTTAGTGATTGTCCATTTGAAAGCAATTTTCCGCCTTTTGATATAGGGTTTAAACTTTTTAATAATTGGCCACCTTTACCAAACGTAAATCCCCAAGAAGCCATATCTATAGCTAACCATTCTGCATTGTTTTTAACAGTGCTTGATGCTAATTGTGCCAATTCTTCTTCATTAAAAACAAGATTGCCGTAATCATCTTTTAAATCCTTATTTTGATTGACAAGTTCGGCTGCATTTTGCATACCAGAAAATATGTTTCCTGTAAGACCACCACCAATTGTATTGAAAATAGCTTTACCCGTAGCTGTCAATCCAATATCTGTTGCCAATTTTCCAGCCAAACCACTTCCTGTTCCAACAATGGATTCTCCAAGTGCTGTTTTTGTAGCTCCAGGTAAATGTTTCATTAAACGCCCACCAAGTTTTGTGGCTGCCCCGGCACCAGCTTTTGCCAAGAAAAGATATTGTACCACATTAGGAACAAGTTCGGCTATTTTTACACTCCAAAACTTTGGATTCATCATTGTTGACCAATTGATTTCTTCTTCTTTTAATTCCTCTGGAATATAGGTTTTGAATTTTTCAGCAAAATCAGTTCCCGCATTTTGTAGTGCTTCAGAAACAAAAGTTCCTTTTATCAATCGTTCATCCAAAAGACCACCTATGACCTGTAATAAATCTCCAGAACCTTTTATGACATCATTTCCAACGCCCCTCATAAGACTGTTTCCAACTTCATCCAAAAAATCCTTATCGGAATATTCCGGACTCATTGTTGTTGGATCATCAAAACGTTCTCGTGTTGTTTGGGTTGATAGCGCTCCGGTAAACTGATTGGCCAAAGCAGTATTTTTTTGCCTTTGGTTTTGTTCTTCATCTATTGATGTAGTTCCATCGATACCTAATTCCTGTTCAAGACCTTTTTCTTTACCATATTCATATAGGCTTTCTTCTTGTTCTGGAATTTGTTCTTGCTCTTTTTGTTTTGATTTTTCTTTTTGCTGATAGTACAGCTCTACTAGATCTGGCATGGTAAAATAATTTAGAGTACAAACAAAGATAAAAAAAAGCAACCATTATAGTTGCTTTCCTGTTTTATTGGTTTCTCCTAATGAGTTCGTTCATTTGGGCCCATTTAACGGCAATCTCTTGGTTTCGTTGTTTAGTGAGTGCTGATTCAGCAGATTCATTGATATTGGTCAGCCAACCCTGTATGATTTGAAGATCGTTAACTTTGTAATCTTTTAATTGATCTTCAACATTTCCATGAATGGCCGCTTTTGTAAAAAAGTTACTGTCAACAAGATCTGTCAATGATTCTTTATCATATTGGGCAGGAACACCTTCTTGTTCCGTTCTTGCAACATGATCAAATGCCATATAAAATGATTTCATTAAAGGATATCTGTTTTGTTGACCACCACTATATGCTCCCCAATATTTTGAACCTTCTTGTTCAAAGATTGGATCCTGAAAAACATCTTCATCTGCACGGTTGACCGTACCTTGCATTTTTACGAGCTCTTCTCTTTGAAGTTGATCAATGGAAGCTGCGGCCATAAATTTTTCGTTTTCTTCAAGGGTTTGTCCAGCAATATCATTATCATCACCCATGGAAACATCAAGAGCACGTTTAATGTCTGTCATGTCAATAGGAATTTCCATATAATAAAGGTCGTCCGTATTTGGATTTCTCAAAGCGATAAGTGTAGTGAACTGAAGTTCATCACCACCGCCTTGACCCTTATAGGCATCATGGATATTTTTTGTGGTTTTTGAATCAATTGTTTTTCCGTCATCATCATAAGCATTCATTATTAAATTTTCATTTCCATCTGAATCTTTTCCTTTCCAACCGGTAACAATGCCTTCAATTTTGTAATCTCCTTTAACGGTTTTATTATCTTCTTCCAATTGATTATCTGAACTTAATTTAACGCCATCCATGCGATAGGTTGAATATTGGCCGGAAGAAGAAGGTGCAAAGTTTAATACTTTACCATCTTTGATTTCATATCCCATACCGGCTTCATTTTTGTTGCCAAGGATTCTATGGCTAATGGTTCCGACAGAAGCTGGAAGTATTTGATATGAATTTTTAAGTCCATACATTTCATTAAACATTCTTTCAATTGGAGTGGCTTGGTCTGAAAATTGGAAATCAGTTCTATCAAGACCTTTTTCCGGAAGATGACGTTTTCTTGAAACTAACCCTGATTTATTGTGCAATAATTTGTTGGCCATTGGATTTTGTCCGCCTTTAAGATATTCAATAAAGTCTTTGCCTTTTTCTTGTTCAATTTTTTCAATGTTTTCAAGAGTGATTCCTTGTGGAATAGCACTATCAAGTTCTTGTTTGAACAATGTATAATTGCCTAATATTGTATTTGGTGTTTTTGTTGGTTTGTTTTTATTGGCTCTGGATATAGCTATTGATTTTTGGGCTTCCAGTCTCATTTGAGTTTCGTTGCTTCCCTGTCCACCATAACCCATTTCTTTCATAAAAGCGACAACATTGGCATAATTAAATTCTTTGTCAGGATGTACAATTTCAAAATTTTGTCTTATACGAATCATATTGGAATCATAGGACATAATTTTTTCATATGGTATATCAGTTCCATAATCAAAATTTTGTGATGGTGGTATTTTGATTTCTGCCAACATTCCAGAAAATGTAATTGTTCCACCGTCTTCACTATTATGATAATCTTCAAGAGATTGTAAATCTTTTGGAGATATCAAATGTCCAAGACCTTTCATTTGGGCTTCATATATTCTAGCTAGGTTTTTTTGGTTCTCCTGATATCTAACAGCTTCAGGAGAGCGCATGACACCGTTTGAAATGTTGTTTATAACAGAAAGGCCACCTTGTTCCATAAACGTTTGTCGTGAACCACCTGAAAGCATCAAATGTTCTGCAATTTGGTTTTGTGCCATACGAAAACGTGCATTGATTTTATTTCTGTCCTTTTCCAGTAATTGATCGGACATTTGATAGGCTTTTTCATATAACAACTGTTCTTGTTGTTGGGCAATAACCTCTGCTTGTCTATCTTTTTCAATACGAGCATCCATTCTTTCAAGAACGGAAAGATCTCTAACGGCACTTTCGGTCGTTTTTATATTATTTTGTAATCCAATTAATCCTTCCATTGTTTGTTAGTTTTGAAGATTTATCAAGCCAAGCCCTTGTTCTTCGGGATTGAATGGTGTGGTTGCCAATTCTGGAATTTTAAATTCTGAAGATTTTAACGAAGAAACAGGTTTTACATTGTCAATAATTGCCCTTCTGTTCTTTGTTAACTTTGAAAAATCATTGTCTTCCAATGCCAAATCCAAATTTTCCATTTTTAAACCTGAAGGATCAAGATCCGGGTTTTGTGAAAGATAATCTATAAAACCACCAATTTTATCCTTATTCGTATTTTGGCCTACAAATTGACCAACTGCTGTTTTTTGGTTTGGATTTAATTTTCCATATTTATCATAAACCTCTAAGGTTTTATTAAAGTCAGACTGTATCAAACCTTTTTGGGTTTCATAATAACTTTTTGTTCCAGGAGTGGTTCCTTTGCCATCATCTGGCATTTTGGGATCAAACCCAAACATTTTTTGCATCAATAAACTTCTATATTGATCATTTACGCTTCCTGGTCCATTTTCACGTTCATATTTTAAGGCTTCTATTAGTTTAGAGAATCCAGCTTCTGACAATCTCTCTCCTTTCATTTTTTCTCTCATTGCATCAGTATATTTGATACCATGATTTGCAATATCTCTTCTTGCATCAAATTCATTGATATATTGAAGCGCTTGACCGTATTGGGTAAAAGCCCTGTCCTTAGCTTCATAATCGGCAACCTGAATACCAATAAGACCTTTGTTTTTGGCCTGTTCCAATCCACCAAGGTTTCCAAGAACGGTGGCCCTGTTTCCTGATGAAGCATTTACTATATTGGCAAGACCACCTTGATAGGCATCTGCAAGCTGTCCTTTCATTGCAGCTTCAACCTCAACAGGAAGCCCTTCCTTGCTTTTGGCGGCAAGATCGGCGGTATAGTTTTTAAGGGCATCGGAAACCTCTTCGGTACGCAAAGGTATTTTTGCTTTTTTTGCATCGCTATTTCCTATAAGCCCAAGAGCCATTCCCATAATGGCATCAACTGGAAGCTCTTTTTTTCCGGGCTGATAATTAAAATTATCTTGCTTCATGGAACCAAGAGCCAATTCGTTTTTAAAAAAATCTTCTGCAAGATTTGTTTCTGGATCTTTTTTGGTTTCAATATCTTCAGCTTTTGTTTTTGATTCTTTTTTTGGCTCTTCAGTTTTTGTTTCCTCTTCAGTTTTCCAAGTTTCAGATCGTGTTTTCTTTTTAAAATTTTTTTTATCGATCAACGGAATCTCTTGTTCCCATGTTCCACCAAACCCACCTTTTACAATTGATGTTTTTTTATTTGGTACAGCTCCGCTTTCAAGAAAATCTGGAACAAGTTTGGAAACAAAATTATATGCTGCATGTGATTTGCCATCATCTTCAGTGATATTGATTTGACTCTGTTGAGATAAACTGGCCAATTTTTGTGAAAATCGTTTTGATTCAAATTGAGGAATATATACATTTCCTTTTTGAACCTGTTTTCCACTTGATCCCCATTTTCCAGTACCGCCTCTGTTTCTATATGGGCTTTGTGTGTTCTTAATAGCCCCTTTAAAAAGATCTGGATAATCATTCATTGCTTTATCAATGTCGCCAATATTTTTTCCTTCGATATTAAAAGAAATGACATCTGCATTTTTAAAACGGTTTACAGTAGCTCCCTCAAGAACTTTTTGAAGATTGTCGCGTTTGTTTTTTTCTTCAAGAGTTTTGTTGTTTTGTTCTTTTATATGATCATTGATAATATCGGTTTGACCATTATCAACAACTCTTTGATAAAAATCACGTCGCAATTTTTCCTTAGATTCAGAATTGATTTGCATATTATCAATCTTCTCATTTTCTTTTTTGAAATTATCAATAACCGATTGTTTTTCATCATCGTTAAAAAATTGGGAGCTTTCTATTGGTTGTAAAGAATAATCTTCCAAAGTTTTATTGAATACTTCAAGATATTTATTTCCTGAAACATTGGTTTTTGTTTTTTCTGGAAGAACACCTGTTTTTATTGTTTTTTTGGCAGTCAATGAATCTTGCCAATGAAACATGGCTCCGGCCTCTTCTAAAGAAAGCTTCAATGGATTTGGACCTTTTATGGATTTTTTTGCTTCATTATACAAAAATTCTTTTGCATAATATTCAAAATAATCTTCTTGCAATTGTGGATTGTTCTTAAAATCTTCCATGGATTCCAATTTACCATAAAGACCATTGGCAAATTCCTTGATTCCTTTTATTGGTCCCTTTTTGCTGAACCATTCTTTTGTGAATTGATATTTTCCAGTAGCTGAAGAATTGGGGTTTTCAGCACTATATCCACCATTTCCTTTTGATTCAATACCATATAGGCCCATTTTCAGGTTTAGAACAAATGCATCTTTGATTTTGTCTTCATCCATGATTTCTAATTTAAAATTCCTAATTGTTTTTGTCTTAAATCCTTAAGGTTTTCCATTGAGGCAAGTCCTTTGGATATTGAATATTCTTCTTTCCTTTTTAAACGCTCCAAATCAAATTCATTAAGATTTTGTTCTCTTTGGTTTTCACGCCATTCTTTCATCGCTTTGGTATGCATAAAAGTAGATGCTAATCCACCAAATGCAGCACCACCAATTTTACCTATTGTTCCACCAATAGGACCACCTAATACACTTCCTATTTTTTCTCCAGCATCAGATCCTTGAACAGCCCCTTGCAAAATAGCGCCACCAGCTTTTCCCGGGCCGCCACTGTCAGGAGAGGTGTCAAATTGGTTTCCTTTAAGGTTACTGGCCAATGCCATAACAGAAGGAGTTGCCTGAAGCAAATCCATTCCCTTTCCAGCGATTTCATTGAATTTTGATCCATTATCTGAATCCAGTCCTGTTTCTGATGGATCAAGACCAGAAACATCGCCAATTGAAGATTCTCCTGAAAGACTGACAAGACCTTTTGAGGAAATACCTTCATTTAGAGAATTTAACTTTGGTCTAGTAGCAAAATCTGATGCCATATTGGAAAATATGGATGGTTGTCTTTTTTGATCTTGTGTTTTAAATTTATTTGGATCACTATCTCCAAATCGTTTTAAAAAATCTTCCAATGCTGAATCCATAATTAAAATTATTGATGGCTGTATCTCAAAAAATTCAATACCGCCAGAATATCCACTTTGTTTTTTTTAAGGCTTTGTGCCGTAATTTCTATATATACCCAATTTCCCCTAATATCTGAAATATTGAATTTTTCGTTGGTTTCATTTATCATTGGAACGGTATGTATGCCTTCCCTAATTTTGTACCAATTATGAGTGCCTTTGATTGTTCTATCATATCCAAGATCTGATTTTCCAAAGATACATTTAATTGGATAGTCTAAATTAGTAATTAATCCGCAATTTTTGTATTGGATGACTTTTCCAAGTTCAGCGCCAATATAAAAACCAAGGATAAGATTTGTTTGTACATTGAAAAAATTAAGTATATCTCCAGTATTTAATTGATGTAATTCTTTGCTTAAAACATCATTTTCAATAGTCGTGCGTATTGGAGAGTATATTTTTTCATCAAACATTATAAAAATATCATTGTCATATTCTTTTGGGAATTCACCATTGAATTTTTTGAAAAGTTCATTATATGACAACATGAAATTATTGTTTTTCTTGGTACGGATGCGAATACATGTTTCTTTGTTTTCATGGTCAAAATAAGCTTCAGTATCTACAATTGGATCGGTTTTGAATTTGTTGAAATATTCAAGATGCAAAAGGTTTTCAAATAATAAAGGCTGTTTGATTTTTATAAATTCAACTTTTCTTTCATCAAAGAAACAAAATCCATAATCACTTTCAACAACAGCTCGTCGTATGGATGTTCCATAGCTACTCAATACTTTATGACCATCAACAACTGTTCCTGAACCTTGTTGTAAATTTATTGGAGATCCTTCGGAATCACTTATAATACGGTCTGTTCCGATATATAGTAATGAGGTTTGTTGTTCTTGAATAGCAAAGACCTCTTCTTGTTCTTTTACCAAATTTGAAATATATCCCTTGTTTTTTTCAAGTTGTGCATAAAAATTATTTGGCTTGAACATTGTCCAGGAATCAAAATATTCACCGGCAAGCTTAACATCGGAAACAGCAATGATATGTTCCTGATTTGGATCGTCCTTAAATTTAAATGGTTTTGGAACGTAGGATTTTACATTATTTTCATTGAAATAGGCTTCATTGATGATTTCTCCTCTTGCAATTTCAAAATTATGTGTTGAGGTTTCTTTATAAGCCTCATATTCATAAGTCATTTTTGGTTCTACTTGACTTTCCAGAACCACCACATATATCCAAGCACCGTTTCTTGTCCAGCATTTTATTTCTCCTTTTGCTCTTGCACCACCGGCATTGTCATATTCTCTTTCAATAATTTCGTCATCGCCAAAATCATTTTTCAACCTGATATTAAGGGTTACAAAAACATCAGCACCAACATCAAATATTCGAGCATTGTTACTTGATTTTAAAGTTGGTATTGTTCTGCTTAAAGGTATATATGTATTTTTGGAATAAGCTTCAACAGAACGTCCACCAAATACAGAACTTCTATTGTTTCTAAATATATTTATCAACGGAATGGTATCATAGACTTTTCCAAACGTAGATCCACCTAATCTGATATGTGTGTTTATAGTTGGAATTACTAAAGGCCCTGTAAATTCACTCGTAAACAAATCTTCAGATGTTTTTATAAATGTGCTCTTATAACCTGGAGAAGTCATGGCCGCATGAAATATTTCTGCATTGGCTCTACCGTCCTGAAGTTTAAAATCCCTTGCGTATGCAGAATAATACCATGGCTGGGTTGGTAAACAAAAAGTATTGTTGGACACATCATTTTCAAGGTCAAAAGCTGAACCTGAAATGATTTCTCCATATCCAAGAGTTTCAGCCTTATCAATATTTATCAATTTGTTTGTAGGAGTATAATTGGCAAATACTGATACATTGATAAAATGATTTTCAACGGTAACATTATAGGTGTCCTCGTTTGCGTTTTGTGGAAGATTTTCAGAATGGTTGTTTCCCTCTATTTGATCTTCCAATATTTTTCTTGAAAATTTCGGATAGATTTCATCACCTGTATTTGTTGTATCGGTGTTTCCTGTGGCAAGCAATCCACCGCGTTCACGTATAACTGCTGGAGTATGATCAGTATTCAATTTTGCCAAAACGTTTATTTGTGATGTTTTTACATATTGATCAGAGATTTTATTGAAATAAAGATCTGGAGAATCAAAATACATTAAAGCCCTATGACACATAACGCGTTGTGGCGAATCTGTTCCTGTATATTGATTGTTTTCGCCATAATTGTCATAATTTTCCAATGCTGGTTTTTCATATGTTGGGCCACCATAATAAGGAATAATCCATTTATTGGTAACGGCAGAAGGCATTTCGTGCTGTTCGCTTCCGTTGTGTTGAACTCTTTCCAATGGAGCTGAAATGCCTTGGCATAAAATGGTTCGGTTGTCTTCAGTACGCTCAACATAAACTATTTGATCCATTGGAATCAATTGTTGTAGTTCACAACTTAAACGAATTTCAATATGCATTTTTATTCCATGTCCGTAAAGAACACCATTTTCAACACTTTGGTTTACATAAAGATCGCTTGTTATAATAGCGTTTCCGGAATCATCAATTTCAGATTTTAAATCTCCAAGATTTGGAATCATGACATCACCAAGTGGTATAGTAAAAAAACGTGTGGAATCATTATTGTATGCTTGATATCCAAGCCTATAAATTTCACCTTTCATACAATATTTTTCCAATGATGGCGTATGATAATCCAAAAGCTTGCCAGATCCATTGTATATTGAAGTTGCCTGATTTAACAATGGTTTTTTAAATTCTCGATAGGTTATGCGTATTCCTGTTCCAGAATTAAATCCTATGGACTGTGCTCCAAAAACAAGATTATTGGTATTTATTGCTATTGGAAAAAACTCTATATTATTGTCAAAATTTTCAATGAACTGACTATTATTGGATTCAAACACATATTTCGACATATCTGTTTGAATCATATTATCGGTTGGAGAAAATAGAATTTGTCCAAGCGCATTAGAAATAATAAGATTTGGAAAATAGGTTGAAAAATTTACATTATTGGTCTGTTCATTCAAAAGCCATTCCAAAACCTGTTTTATGATATTTGTATAATTTGTAATTGATAAGGTATTCAACAAAAGTTCTATTTCATTTGAAGTCTCTGTATTTTTTAATTTTAATGTAAGTGGACCAAAAGAGGATATTGTTCTATAAACTTTTTCTTTTACATATATAAGTTCATCGGTATTTGATGGATCTATATAGCGATAATTCCAAGGTTCAGGATTGATAAGACAATTATGGGTAGATCCATCGCTTTTCCAAGAATGTAGTGGAAACAAATATTCAAGATTGTTGATTTCGGTCGGAAGAGGTTGGTTTCTTAATCCTCCAGCAATCAATTTGTTTTTTTTTGAGGAAAAATCATTGCAGTATTTCCAAGTGTTCTTAAAATCTATAATATCATTATAAGTAATATTGTCTGCAAATTCAGGTTCGTTTCCAAAATGCGTAAATTGAACAACGGCACCAACAGATTTTTTACCAAGGTTTCTAATCGCTGTTGGCGGGCCAAGAGCTTCATATTCCAAGGCAATACATTCTATTTCTGAACTTGGATCAAAAGATGTAAGGTTACATTTTATTTTTACGGCACTTCCCGTTTTTTCCCCAATGGACCCACCTCTAAATTTTATGGCTTCTTTTTCTGCCAATATATAAACAAATAAAGATGCCGGTGAAAATTCACTGACCTGTCCATTTTCAGAAATAATCCTATATACATATAACGCTTTCATTGCATTTAACTGACCGCCATCGATAATTGAATCAATTTCTGGCTGCAGCAATACGTTGTTTAGAATTTGTTCAAATTCATTTGGTAAACGGTAAGCAAGTTTTGAATCTTTTAAGTTTACCACACGCCTAACATTGATGGCATCGGTATAATAAACTCTTTTATAGAATTCATTTTCATCAACACCTTCAGTTGTTATTTTTCCATTGATTGGCCAATTTTGCCATCCTACCCAGCGCAATGTTCCTGAAAGGTTTTGATTATCATCATATTTCAATGTAATAAGACAATCATCGTAATCAATATTGTTGACCGGAATTTCGTCAAGATTAAGGCTACATACGGTTTTGTTTGAAACATTTGCGTTTTCAGAATAATAATCATCAAGATTTACATTTACAATGTTATCGTCAAGACATGTAAAATTTTCTTCAAAATTTGTTGGGTTAATAGGTGGCAAAAATTCCTGATATGAGGTTTCCTCAATACTACTATTATCACTTAATTCATTGATTATAGCAACTGGAGCATTTGTTGTTGAGGGATTTGAAATGGTAAACGAATTTGCGTTGATAATGGTTTTATAAACAGTCTGTGTAGATCCACCAAGACTTGTTCCTTTTATACATTTGGCAAACACCAATATTTCATCTTTAAAAGAATGGGAACCAATATATTTTACGATGTTTATGTTTTCATAGATAAGTTTTGTGCCAGCACCACCGGAAAAAGAAACAACCCCGTTTTTGGAATATAGCCTTCCACCAATCCCTTTTTGATAGGTATTTTTCTTTTCGATATTGTCTGTTAGATCGATAGAATATCCGCCTTCTAATGTCCTGACATCCTTAAAATTTATCATATTATTTAAGTATTAACATAAGTACAATTGTTGCGACACCTACACCGCCTGTAAAAAGTGTTTTTGCCTTTTCCTTTCTTAATGCCTTATTTTGAACATTGACCTGATCTCTCCATGTTTGAATTTGGGATTCCAAATTAAAAATCAATTTATCTTTTGTCATTAATTGCTGTTGGTGCAAAGAATCTATTTTTTCATATTGCAGCAACAATTGATTTTTTAAATCAATTTCAATAAGAATGGCATTATAACTTTTAATGGTTGATACTATTTCCACTTTTTGCTCTCGGTTTAAACCTGTGATTTGAGAGTATGCTGTCAAGCTTATGTTCAGAATAAGTAGAAACGATACCAGGTATTTCGTCAGTCTCATGTTCTTGTGTTTTTAGTTCTTCTTTAATTTTTATTGTTTTCCAACGTATTTTTGGTTCCAATTTGGATAAACTATCATTTATAAACCTTAATTTGGCTTCTTCCATCAATATGATATCTCTTTCATTTTTAATGGTTTTTATTTCCTTTTTATAATTGGATGATGAAAAATACCATAATCCGACAACAATAAAGTTTATTATAATAAGCACTATGATCGATATTAAATATTTATTGTTTGTCATTTTAATTTTTCTCTTTTTTGGTATTTCATAATCCACAAACGTACTTGGGATTCTGTTGGTTTATTGTTTTGAAATAAATCAAAATAGGCCATGCATATCATATTGGCATCCCTTCGTTCTTTTCTATTTAAAAAAAATTCTACCATTCTTTTAATAATGCGTAATCAACAGGTTTCATTCGTTTCCAAGTGGCATTAATCATATTTTTATAATCACTCATTCTGTTCCAAACCTGACAGGCAAAAGACCATCCATTGATATTTTCTTTTATTATTTCACTAAAAGGATCATAGTCCACCCCGTGCATATTGGCCCAAATAATATCATAATAAAGCTTACCTTGTTCTTCAATTTTTTGATCTTTATCGGAATCACGATAAAAATATATAGGCTTGTTTTGTCTTAAGGCTTTCATTTTTCCTTTATGAAGACCTGGTAAAAAACAATCCTGTACAAATTGGTTTGTTTTCCAAACCGCAGCTCCATCAAGTCCATATTTTTCAAAATTCATTAATGCAGTGCTTCCGGCGTTTGTAGTGCCTGTACTCCACATAATGAAACTTGGACCGTCAAATACATAGAATTTGTCATCAAATTGATTAAAGGCATCTTCCAATGATTGTACGCCAACAACCAAATATTTTCCAATATTTGGAATTTTTCCACCAATAGCTTCAACTTTTTCAAGAAGCTCTTTGTCTTTATAGGTTCTTACATTATTCATTGTTTATGGTATTTAAATTGATTTTTAATTTATTTTTTAAAATTGTCTTTATTTGAAACATTTGTACGGCATTTAACATATCAATACTGTCTCGACGTTTTAATGATTTCAATGTTTTTTTTTTTGACAAATTTCATAAATCTTCGTCTCCTGGTTTAATTTTAAAATCTTTTTTATTTCCTTTATAAGCCACAACACCATCAACAAGAGCTTGTGATCCAATATATATTTCAGCTATTCGTACCCAGTTTTCAGGATCTATATGCTTAAAAATCACAAATGCTGTGGCAATAAAAAAAACCATCAGCTTCTTGCTCATTGCTTTTCCCAATATTAAATCTGCAAGCGGAACCACTGTTTTTTTGTGAAAAAAATCTGCTCCATTTTTTATTAATGTTTTCATGTTACAAATTTGTTAATAATTGTAAAATTTGAGAACCACTTACAAGTCCTGGATCGTTATTTATACTATTCAATTGAATATTGATATTTCCAATAGCTGGATCATTGGTTTCCATAACAATAAAGTTTTTAATATTGATATTTCCATTACCGAACTTATCAAGTTCCAATATGGCATTTATAACAATATTTTCATATTCCTCAAATTCTTGAGAACCAAAATTTATGGATACATTATTATATGCGTTAAGGGATAAGAAATCTGAATTTATTGTTATTGTGAGTTCTGCAGTTCCAAAGGCATGACCGGAAGAAACCTCAACAATAAAAGATTCTTCTTTTACAGTATAATTTGTTATGATTCCACCATTGTCAAAATCATCATTATAAATCAATAGCGATGGTCCAAACAAAATGGAAAGTATTGCGGCACTCACAATATTCAATTGAAGACTATAATTTACTGGCGTTATTTCGTTGCTGTTTCCAACTTTATAAACTAATAAGAAATAAGGGTTTCCACCACCTTCGGAAAGAGCAGTGAATATAGTATATAACAAATCTGTTGTTTTTAATCTTTGTCCAACAGATATTAAATTTCCGTTTAATTTCAATTCAAAAACACCTGTCATGGAAATTATGTCTATAAACTCAACAGTATCGTTCAATGGCAATATATCCAGTAAATTTACAACATCAAGATTGTTGATAACTTGGTTGACATCAACAGATAATGGATCTGCAGAAATACCAATCCAAGAAAGGTTTCCGTTTGCCACATTGCTTGAAATGTTATTAACATTATCATGTGTTTTCCATTTGAATTTTGTTAATAACGCAATGTTGTTGAATTCCGGTTTTCTTTCAAAAGACAATAATGATTGATTTGCAATTGGATATAATGTGTTCAATGCAATTCCTACACCATTTATTTTTGAATCAATAATATTTGGGTCTGGCAATTCCGTTATTGAAAAATGTGTTATCGATCCGGCCATTTTAATTGTTTATTAATAAATCATCTATAAAATTAATGGAAAATTCATAATCGGTATTTTCATCAGCATTTGGCTGTCCTATAAATTTTGGAAACAGTCCTGCTATGTATTGTTTTTTTGGGTTGAATTGGCTATATTCATTATATGGCCATGAAACATTTACATCAATTTCTGTAGATCCTGGAGGCCCTGTAAAAGTTACATTTCCCAATGAATATTTTTTTAAGAACAAAAGACCATCGGAATCTTCACGTTTGGCCTTGATCACAAATATAACATCAGAAATATCATCAATCGTCTTGTCGTAATAATTTTCGAGTGATAATGTAAAATTTAGATCGTTGTTGTCGCCTATTTTTCTTTCTATGATTTGCATACTGGTGGTTTTTGACAGTTAAAAGTTACAACATATTTTTTATTTTGATTATAAACAATAATGTATTTGAATCCTTTGTTGTGGTTTATAACAAATTTAGGATTTTCGTTGTAAATAATTTTATATTGACAATAATCTGGTTTATCGCTTTCATTTAAAATACCATAAACAAATGATTTTCCATATGAAGATCCAGATAAAGATCCTTTGGCAATCAATGTTCCGGTAACATCTGAAAGACCATTTGATTGACCATATATTTTTTCATTGGAATCATTTAATGTTCCTGATACTGTTGCAAAGCCATTTGAAACACCTTCAGTAGATGTTATAGCTTTTAATATTCCTGATACTGTTGCAATTCCGCTTAAAGTTCCAAGCATGGAATTCTTATAAAAATCTCCAAATACGTTTGATTGTCCATTAATACTTCCAATAAGATTTCCTTTTCCTTTTAAAACAGCTTGAAGAGCTGAATATGAATTGGAAACTCCTTTTGTTTTGCCATTGTATATCAATAGTCCATTGACCGTTGTCATACCATTTGAGGTTCCTTCAATATTGTGTTTTGGAATCAATAAAGCTTGAAGAATTGAAGTGCCATCAGATGTTCCCTCAAGAGACCCTTTGTCTGTTAAAACACCTGAAACGGTTGCAAATCCACTGGAAACGCCAAATATCACTGTTGCGCTTCCTGAGTCATAAAGAAAACCTTGGATAGTTGCAAAACCATTTGATACTCCTTCAAGCGAACCTTTGGCCGTTAATGTTCCCTGAACCATAGCAGAGCCGTTTGATTCCCCACCTATTGTATTGGTAATAAGAATTCCGTTTATTGTAACTTGTCCAGAAATGATGCCCAATAAAGACCCTATTCCAGACAATATTCCATCTAAACTGGAAATAGCATTTATTGTTCCTTCTAATTTGACAATAGCCGTTAATTCTCCTAAAAGTATTGTGGAAGCATTTGATATTCCATTAATGGATCCTTTGGCTATAAGTGTTCCAGAAACAACAGCAATACCATTTGAAGATCCTTCAACAGTTGGTTGTAACAATTGACCTAAAATTGTTGCGGCACCATTTAAAGAACCTTCAAGGTTTCCTGTTCCTGTCAATACACCCTGAACTACTGCAACACCATTGGATTGGCTTTCAATAGGGGCAAGGGCCATTAAAATACCATCCAAGGAAACAAGACCATTTGAAGAACCTTCAATATTGCCCTTAGCTGTTAATATACCAGATACGGTGGCAACACCGTTGGATGCTCCAAATATTATATTTGAAAATAAAATTCCTTGGATTGTAGATGCTCCATTGGATACTCCTTCAAGCTTTCCAATGGCAGTAAGTAGTCCTTCGACGACGGAAGACCCATTGATAATTATTTGTATATTTCCATAAGCTATAATTTGGCCCTCGGTGGTTGATTCTCCATTGGAAATCCCAATTAAAGAGCCTAAACCTTTAAGAAATATTTCAGTATAATATTCTTGATCGAATGAGATAAATTCTGAATCCCAACTAATTTTATCAGAATCAAAAGAAATAAATATTATTTCACCAATAATTCCAGTTCCATTGGAAATTCCAATTAAAAATCCTTTTGCTGTAAGAATTCCCGAAGAAGACGAAGAAGCATTTACAATTCCAAATATTGGTTCAAACGAACCGCTTTCTATAAGAACACCATTAATTATTGCAATACCATTGCTTTCTCCATTAAGATTACCAATTCCTTTAAGTATTCCTAAAAGTGAAGCAATACCATTGCATGCTCCTTCAAGATTACCTCTTGCATTTGCTAATCCGTTTATTGTTGATGTGGCATTAATGCTGCCCTGTAAAATACCTTTTGCGGATAAAATAGCATTGATGGTTGTGATGCCATTGCTTGTTCCATCAATTTGAACAGGGGAAATTGATAAAACAGCAATAAGAGATGTTGATGCATTGCTTGTTCCATTAAGAGAACCTTTTGCAATTAATGTTCCTGAAATAGATGCAATTCCATTGCTTGTTCCAATAAGGTCGTTTGGTGGCGTTAAATTAGGATTAGGATACGCAAGCCAATAAGGGTCGTATTCTTCACTAACAAGTTTATTAAAACAAACATCAAATTCAGGTTTAGTTCCACTTACACCATAATCAGTTCCATCACTTCCATAATTATGATATAATGGGTCAGCTTTCCATAATCCATAAGTGTCATCCCAAGTATGCCAATCATCATCTGTGTTTTCATCAGTTCCAACATAAGTAGGATTTGTTCCTGAAATATCGATTTCAGTTATACTTACCCCATTTGCATTATTGGTATTATCTTTATGAAAAACAAATAGACTATTACCAGATACTCTTAATCCATAGAGTTCATTAAATTTTTTATCTGTAATTGTTGTATTTGTCCATGTAGCCCAAGAATCTCCGTAATTATGATGCCAAATATTTAAACCAAAAGCAGGACTAGCATCTGACCTATACATTACCCAATGGTCTCCATCTTCATCTACAAATATATTATTTCCTGAATATACTCCACCTGCGTTTGTTACATCTTGTTGGTTAAAAGAAGTAGTATCATTTTGATTTCCGATAGTAGCTGCTCTAATATTAGAAGTGAAAAATATAA